CAAGGATAAGCAAATTATTACAAGAAAAAAAATTAAAGGAAACATTACCCCCTTCTTTCCTCATAGAGTCGTAGGGCTTCTTTGGCTTTACATCCCAAACATTTTCCACAATCCCTTGAAACGTCAATCTCAAAATACTGCACCTTATCTTTACAAACTTTGAAAGAGTAACAATCCAATGCTTCTTTAAGCCTATCAGTCAGCTCACGCTCGGCTTTGAGTTTAGCGCGTAGATCGTCACAAGCCATGTCTGATCCTTTCAAACTTAAAACGATTGCATGAACAGCCTCATTTAAGGTGTTTTGTTCATAGGGGTAGTCAGTTACGAAATCTTTAATGTAATTAATTGAGTCTTTAACTTCTTCAGAGTGACTTAGTGTGTTGAGCTTATTTCGCTCTTTTTCATAAGCAACCTCCGCTTCAAGCTCCCCTATTTTTTTAGACGCATCTACCCCATAAATGCCCAACTCATAAGCCCTGACTTCATTTTCAAGCTCCTTAATTCGTGCGTCTTTGACCCTCAAAATCTCATCTAATTTACAATCCAAACAGTTAGAGTGTAAATATTTCCCATGACTACAAAGCTCTAAAAATCCCTCCCCCGCCTTATCCCTCATTTCCGTAGCTCATCCTCTCCTCCTATCGGTATCTCTGAAATGGCTTTGGCGATAAAGTCTATTAGTCTTCTCCACACAGACGATTCTTCCATAATATTTCTGTCCATAATTTTTACATTCTTTGCAACTTCCACCGCCTTCTTCTTCATGTCCTCCTGGCCTTTGCGGTAATCCTCGTGTATCTTTTCTTCGGTTTCTTTCCAGTCAAACTCATCGGTCAGCGTTTGTTTTAAGCTTGCGATTTCCTTCGTCGCCTCGGAGAGTTCGGTTTCCCATTCTGCAAGCGTCTTCCCCTTGTATTTTAAATTCTCGACCGTAGCATAAAGGGGGTGGTGCTTCTCCAACTCCTTCACCCTCGCTTCGGTAGTCTTTAAGGTGTTGATTGATTCCTCCAAAGCTTCTTCCGCTTCCCGCCTCTTGGATCTTTCGTGTTGGAGGGCATCTGCTATTGGCATTCTCCACACACCAAACTGACCAACTTCATAAGAGGTCATCTCGTCAATTCGTTTATCAACGGGATAATTTGGAACGATTACTTGTCGAATAACGTTTTCAGCTATTTTAATAACTGATTCCTCCACGCTCTTATCCGTCATGTCCCACACCCTGATCTAAAGCCAATGAAAAACGCACCTATCACACAGAAGCCAAACGCAATCGTTAGATTTAAGATTAACCGTGCAACACGGCGATCCAATTCTTCCCTCTCCTTATCCGTCATCCCTCACCACCCTTCAATAATTCGGGGTTCTCGAAGATATTCCCGGTGATTTCCAGATCCCCCTCTTCATTGGCATACCAAAGAAACATGTCGTTCCATTCCGTCCCAATTTTAAAAGAGGCGCAACGCTCACTGAACTTAACTGATGCCACACATTCCCAAGGCGGTTCGAATTGTATGACTTTTAATATATCCCCCTCATAGATTTCCTTGCCGTTCTTGTCGCGGAGGCCCGTGCTTTGTATCAAAGTAAGGTCGTATAATGATTCAAAATGTCCGTCAGAGTCATAATATCCTGCTTGCAATCCGTATTCTGTGTACCGAAGAATTTCAAACTCGGGACAACCGAAGTAATACATTTTGAATGGTGCTGTTGAATACTCTTTAGCCCACGCCCTATAACGATGCTCTCTCATCCCCCGTTCCTCCTTGGTTATTCATTACGGCTCACCCCTAGTTAAGATTCTTCCATTCTTTTAATTCATCCAGCATTTGATCCATCTTAGCCTTGAATAAATTGATAAGCATTTCTGAGGTCTGATCATTAGCTTTTAGTTCTTCAACACTTATTTCAATACTTGCTTCATACGCTAGTTTATTTTTCATGGGTTTGATCATACCATCACCTCACTCCCTAGTTGCTTGCTGTTTTAAAAAAGACCATCCTCAGCAATTCTCTGTAAAGTTTTTAGCTCATTGTTCCAGTTGTTCAAAACATCATTCTTGAGTATAGTTACAAGGGAAATAGCTTGCGACCAATTCCCTTTTCCATATTGAAAAAACATCTCACCGTTTTTATCTTTATCCGCGTAAGTCTGATAGGCAAGCACCATACAAACGCTTCTTCTTTCAATCTCTTTAACCAAATCGTCAAATTGGACTAGACTTAAATCATTGTTCATATTTACTCCCTAGTTGCTTGGTTGGGGGTTCAAAAAGTCATAGATTATCCTGAAACAAACTCTACAGTCATCGGTATCAAGCTCTTTGAGTCCCGCTTCTTTTCTCGCAGGGTTCACTTCCTTTTTAACGTATCGTACAAATTCGTCTTGTTTGGTGTAGTATTCCTCAGTCGATTCTATTGACATTCCCCCTCCTTTCCCCGTGATGGGGTTAAACACAATCTCCGTTATAACCATCCCCGTAGTGGTCGTTATATTCCATGCACTCTAAGCACTCACAGTCATCATCATGCTCTTCTGGCTCTTTCATTCTACCCCTCCCGTTTAAGTTCTCTGTTGGTTGTTCATTGGGTCTTACATTCCAGCCGGAAACATGGATTGGATTTATCTTCCGCATCGGATGGCCTTTGGGGATACCCGCCTTGTCGTAAATTTTTTGAATCCTCTTTCTGGCCGCTTTTCCCATCGCATAAGCCATAGACTTGAAATCATCCGCGTCCACACTCATCCCCTCAATTCTTCAAGACGTTCTAAACACTCCATAGCCGTTATCCTTTCTTGCCAAACATGGCGTCTTGAGTCATAGCAATCGCCTGGGCCGTTGTTCTTTGACCTTGAAGAACCCCATCCGCAAACTGTTTTCTCGAATACTCGTCAGCCCAAACAATCAAATCCTCAACATCTAAATCTGCTAACCAATCCTCAAAATCATCAGGCATACAATCATCCGTTCCAACGTATTGTTTGCCGTGTTTTTCCATTAGGTAATCTTTAAAATCTTTCATCTCATCCTCCTTGTTATTTAGTGCTGTGTCCCTGGCAGTTGGTCTGCAACAACGGATGGAATCGAACCATCATTCTCAAGTAGAAGCGTTTTAAGCCCCAGACTTGTCAGGGTACCACCCCACAAGGACACAGCGTTAATTGGTGTGGGGGTAGGGAAACGATCCCAATTAGTCTGCTTATTGTTCGTCAATGATTAGTCGTGACAAGTGGACTAACTCGCATTGTCGACACCTACGCCTTTAACGCTCCCCACATGATCGCTGACTGTTCGGCAGGATTCCCCACCCTGCGCCTACGAGAACGAGTTGTCATTAGATCGTTCTCGCGTTCATCTCTCTTACCTCGGCCTGACCACCGCGAACAGTCAACATTTGGTGACTGACTGGCGGGGAATAGCCCCACAATGCTTTCACCCCATTATTTTTTATGCCCACCTTACGGCTGCAAAGGGGCCACAGTCAGTCATGTTTCAAAGAACTAATCTTCTAAATGAGCTTTAACTCGCTCTGCCACATCTTCCGCTGGAACCTTCTCAAGAGCCACAAGCATTTCTTTTACCAAGGGCTTTTTTGAGAGATTTCGGAAATCTTCTTTGGAATAACTCTTAAACTTCTTTCTAAACGTCCTCACCGTCCCAAAATGGGATGGATTTGCCGATTGGTTTAATCCCATAGTCGCCTCTAAAAAAGGTGTCTGTCGATAAATAGGATCTTCTAGAATATCCCGTGAGAGCATTACCCTTCGCCATCCTTAAGGATGTCCTCAATCGACACGTCATTATCCCACTGAGCAATAAAGAAAAGGTCATCACAACCCTCGATCCCTCCGAAAATAATAGGGTCGGGCCTTTCCTCGACCGTCTCAATATCGGCCACTTGAAAGTAGTCAAAACAACCCCTTTCTTTAGCTTCTTTAACCTTAAGTAGGACCTCCATTGGTGGGGTTTTCGGTGATTTTGAAATTTCCGTGAGGCGTAATTGGTCGTAGATTTCTATTTCTCGACGACGGCCGAACCCGTCTTGCACAACCTTAGTTCCGAGCGTTTTCATCTTAAGAGCCTCCTGAAATCTTTCCAACGCTTCGGGCGACATAAACCTGTAATGTTCATATGCCACCGCAAGTTTAGTCTTTAGCGCAATATTCTTTTTTACTTTCTCAGCCGCTTTTCCAAACCCCAATTCTTCTAACAGTTCCAATGTTTTCATGTTTCCTCCTTTGTTATTTAATCCCACACTTGCTATTCGGTTTAGACTTCGCCTTCCACTTCTCCACTGTAATCGGCTGAATCCTTACTGCTACGCCTTTTCCTGATCCCTTCACGACTCTCCCAGAACATCTAACATCAACTACATCCACCCTCGGCATCGGTGTTAAGAGAGCGTTGAAGAAGATAATCAATTCAAGTGTCATAACTCCCTATCCAGTTGTTTACACATTAACTCTTGACAGTAGAATTTCTAACATAAAGGTCTGCCAAATAAGTTAGTTGCCCAAAACTAATTTCGTCTAAAATATTATTGTAATCTAAGTGCCGGTCTAAATTATTAATAAACAAAGACTCCTCATTATTTAAACCAACACCTTTCAATCTAATTACCATTTCTTCAAAAGGGGACGTCTTCATCGGGTTGCATCTCTCCCATGTTTTCAGGATCAAATGGCGCTGCTTTTTTAAAGGCATGATCTTCTATTACGCGATCCACCGACCATCTGGTGTCCGGGCCCTGGCCAGTCCTCTCGATCATAACCCTGTCGCCCTTAGTGGGTTGTAAGACGCAAAACGCCTCATACAGGGGCCGAGATCCGCTATCAAGCTTTCCCTCGGCAAAAACATAGCTAATATAAAACCCTTTAGGGAAGCGCTCGTCGTAGTACCTGTTTTTAAAAGCCTCACCTGAAGCGTTTTTGATCTTGTTTCCCTGTGAATCCGTTGCCCATTCCGGGTACGAATAAGGCAGCATATATTTAAGCTTATCGGCCCAGGATTTGGCGTTTTTTTTCGTTGGGGGGTCGTCCTCGTTTGCGATCTTTTCATAACCAAGATAAGTCAGGGTTATGGGTTTGTCTTGGAAATCGGCGTTCTTAAAAAATTTACTTCTGTTCGGGAATTTCTCTTCCATTTTCTGGCCTCCATTTTATTTTAAATTCTTTGAATGAGTTTTTTCCTGTTAATTTATTCCTAAATGACGGTATTTTTGATAGCCTTTCCACCCCTTTTCCTAGGGCTATTTTCTCCAGTTCTGATTTAGAAAGTCGCATTTCAACTTCACCGACCTTTATCACGGCCGACCCAAAACTTACAGCATCTGCTATCTCAAAATCACGCAGCGAAACATAACCACCGATTACTCGGGTCTTTTCAAACATCATAGGCCATAAACCTCTTTGAACGCGTTTCTTTTGGCTCCGAAAGTCATTGCCTTCAGGATATATTTAGGATCATCCCTTTTTAGAACATCAATTTTGTTGTTTTTCATGTCAAACACCGCTATTTGTGGCAGCGGTTTGCTTAAAGACTCATTATAAGAAACTAATTGCGCCATATCATATTGCCCGGTCTTAACATCCGTTAAGGTTTCTATCGCATCAACCCCGACATTGAAATCAACCTCCCCGGAATAGCGCATTTTCTTGTGGAAAACCTCATATTTCGGTTTGTATAAACTAACGTCGATTCTGTCTTTGTGCGTTTCCCAAAACTTTTTCGGGCAGACATCATCATAAGACAATTTCTCAAGCTTTCGGGTATAATCAACCCACTCTCCAGATGTCAAGAAATGAACGAAAACCTCTTCTACCTCCTCTCCCCGGATAGCATATTCAGGACTAATGCCATCTGGCAGACCGTTCGGATTAAGGATAGACGTCACCGACGGATACATGATACCGTCTTTTTCTCTTATCCTGAGGCCGGTTGTGTCTTTTTTGCGCGATGCTTCAAAAGCCTCCCAAGCAGCGGAACAACGATCATCAATCTTTTTCTTAAGCATTTCATAAGCCTTTGTGCATTCATCTTCTATTTTATCCGCCGGCACGTTTGAGAAAGTCATTGTGATCTTCTCATTAAACATTGGCCCGTCTTGTGCGTACTGAACTTTTTGCGGTAGTTTTAGTGTTCTGCCATAGTGTATTTCGCGTGTGACTATCATGGGTTAACTCCTATAAACTCGGTTGTCATTAAGATTTTTTTTCTTTTTCTATCATTTTCGCGGATTTGCCAGCAGCCGTTATATTTCTCGATTTGGTCAACCATAAAGTCGATGTTAATCGCGCAATCGACTAATTCGGAAACCTCTCTGAGACACTGTTTTTTTGTGTTCCCGTCGACTACGGGCAAGCCAAGAATTTCTCTTTTTGATTTACTTACAGGGTTCATCGGATACCGCCTTCCGCCTCGAGAGCATAACGTTTTAAATATTCAACCGTTTCGTCTGGGATGCGTTTTTTCTCTACCAGATAATTGATACCGGCGTTATACGCAATTAATCTGTTTTCTATTGTGTCTTCAATGTCAAAGTAACGCAACATTTGAGGGATTCTAATCCCCATATACCACCAGCCAACTAAGGCATTGATATGTCCGACAAACAAGTCATCATAAGTAAAACTTGTTCCGAACTTTTGGTTGTACTCGGCCAACGCAGGTTTTCCAACACCGTACAAACCACGCGCGCAACAGCTTTCGGCCCTTTCATAACCGCTTGATTCTAAATGCTTTATGATGCTCATGTCGACCGTATTCCCGGCCTGACTTAAAACAATTGCGCCTATGATTAAGGTTTTCGTTGGTTACCCCTTTCTTTATGTTTCCATCGCCTTAGGTCAATGTTCGTCCACTCTTCCGCTGCTTCTTGCGCCTTTTTCTTAATCCAAGGGTCAATGACTTCCTCGGTAAATCTGGCAAGTATCATCTCATATTCTGCCGGCGTTCCCTTCTGCAATGGTTCATCTTTCATGGCTCCGCTCCAGTCTGTGGGTTTGTCCTGTCACTTTTATTTTGTACCTTTTTAAATGTCTATCATCTAAAAACCAAGTCCCATCTAATTTTATAGCAGGTATATCCCCCCTATACACCCTTTTAGCTATCGCTTGCCTGGATACTCCTAGTTTAGTTGCAAATGTTTTAATTTTTATTTTCATGGTAAAATACTAGCAAAATAGTTGTCAGTTGTCAACATATATTTTTTGTATTCTACATGAACCGATAATTTTCAATCTTTACCCCCAACCCTTTGCAGCTGTCCTTTTACGATACCGCACTTAGCATGATAAGCTTTAGTTGGCACTTTCTTAAATCTATTAATTCTAATCTGGCAACCCACGCATTGATAAATATGATTAGGCCTTACCTTGGTCACTTCAGCGCCGTAGCATCTTCTAGGGCGGGCACCAGTTAAGGCGCAAGCGTTCTTCCAGGCCCCGCCATGTCCTCTATCGGTAGGGCTGAGAGCGTGTGCTATCTCATGAAGTATTGTGTCGACCACCTCTTCAGTTTTGTTTAGACGTGTTAGGGGCCTAGAAAGCGTGATTTTCTTCTTTCTATAATGGCAAGCGCCAAAACGCCTTTTCGCCCTATCGAACTCGAAAGCCCAATCACTAAGGCCGAATTCCTTTAATTTATCCTTTGCCAATTTTTCCGCATGTCTAGTATCCATTTTCTTTTCCTTTCTTTTTTATTTGTCGCTCATCTCATCATAGACTTGATCCTCATAGCATCCGCGCCGGTACTCTTCGCAACTAATATCTTCGCCGTGAGGTAGTCCGCATTCCTGGCAGTTATCGTTATATCCACAATCACAATTTTGGCCCGCGCAATACTGCCCCTTTATGTGTAATTTATCACTCATAATCGCACCGCCTTTCTTTTAGTTAGCAAATCTCTGCCAATTCTTCAATTTCTTTCTCATTAAACAACTTTTTGACTTCTGCATATTCTTTTTGAACAGCGAAATAGGTCTTTTCGGCTTTTCGGCTGTCAAGCTCATAGCCAAGCTCAGCGCAAAAGTTTTCAAATGATCCCATATCGTATTTTTGGATACCAGAAAGCACAACATAGGGTGTCGGAGCCTTGCGTTTTTGGGCGAAGTCTTTAGATGAGTATGGACGTTCACCCCACTTTGCTTTTTGACTTAGGACATGGTTTTCTGTCATTGTTCCACTATTCACGATAGATTGACCAAAACGGAAAGAGTATTTTTTGTTTCCCCGTTGAAGCGTGACCATGTAAATATCACGGCTTTGATCGTCGTCATCAAAATATGGGCCGTGACCTATCATTCTAGCGTTAAATGTCGTGCCTGTTTTAATGAGAAAGTCGATGCCCTGACGCTCATAGTCCGACAGCCCCTTTTCCCATTTCTTAAAGTTGTCGTAATGCCCACCATTTGCTAAATAGTACTGTTCGTAGTTTTTGTAAGGTGTGTTCGTTGTTTTCATCACCTCCCCTCTTTCCGCGCTTATGCGCTTCTAACTAATTTGATAGTATCGTTTGTTAGGTTTCTAGCAAAAGTGTTTCTCGAAAAACCGTTTTCTTTGAAGGTGGCGTCAATCCCTTTCAAGTTCGCTCCACTTCTTAAATTCATTCAGTTTCATTTTATTTCACCTTTTTTGGTTGTCAATGTGCAACCTTTTATGATGTAATTATCGCCTCGGCCGGCTAAAAACTCAAGTTCTTTTTTTGCATTCCTTCAATTAATACCGAGTCTTAATAAGACTCGATCTGACAAGGCCCGGCGCTTCATTATAAAGAATAAATAGCCAGACAAAACAGCAACTAATTCGGCATTTGAAATTATCATGCTATATTAAAGAAGTAAACAACACACGCATACAGACCTTTTTAAGCGGGCCTAAATTGTACTCTGTGATCCCGGAATTGTGCTCTGTGATCCGGGAAATGTGCTCTGTGATATATCACCACGTGAGAGAGAAGCCGCAACACGTTGTAACAACATGAGATAAGCGTGGCCTATGCTGTGGACAAGCTGGGGACAAGCTGTGGATAAGCTGTGGACCCGTGGGTGGCCGACCTGGAATTTGGGGGCCTGTGTGGAAAGTTAATGTTAATTATCACCACCAGAGTGTATGAGTAGGTATCCTTTTTCAGAATGGCCCCCCCGTATTTTAGAGTATTGTACAGTATTATACAGTGATATATAGCAGGAGTTAACATGGCGCACCGTGTGGCGTGTTATAAGATGTTATAAGAAGTTAGGAGTTTATGGGACAAGAGGAAGAGATATTATACGCCTTACAGAAGTTAGAGGAGGCGGAGAACAACAGGATCAAGAATTTCGGGATAGAGGCCTACATTCCGAACAAGCATCAATTTAACGCGCACATTCATCCGGCGAGAACCATTTTACTGATTGGGGGGAACAGAATTGGAAAATCCACGTATGGGGCGGCGGAACTCACTTTTCACGTCACGAGAAATTACCCGGATTGGTATCCACAGGAGAAGAGGTTTAAGGGCCCGATTAAAGGTGCAATATCGGCAACGCGATTTCAGACGGTTCAGACCGTTATCGAGCCGAAACTTTTCACTTTCCTCCCCCGAGACTATTACAAATATAAAAGAACTGCTCAGGGTTACTTACAGAGGGTCGTGTGTAAAGACGGGTCAACTATCGACATTTTGACTCAAGAAATGAAGAACGAGGCTTATGAGTCGATGGACTGGGATTTTATCTGGTGCGACGAGCCTCAGAGTCAGTTCAAGTATCAGGCCATGAGACGCGGTCTTGTGGATCGCATGGGTCGGATGGTCATGACTTTCACACCTCTTACTGAGCCTTGGATGAAAGATGAGTTAGTTGATAAGGCTGACGGTAAGAAAATGAAGGTCTTTACCGTCGATATCAGGGAGAATAAATTTGACATTAAAGGCAATCCCATTTTGTCTGAGGAAGCGATTCAGGACTTTGAGGAGTCCCTTCCCGAAGACATTAAAGAGGCCCGTTTACACGGCCAATTCTTACACTTAAGAGGCACGGTTTATAAGGAATTTTCCGATGTTCATGTTGATCCTGACCTTCGTTACAATCCTGGTGATCCTGTGGTTTGTGTCTTAGACCCGCACGACAGACAGCCTCACCATCTTATTTGGGCTTCGGTTGACCGCGATGACGACATCTACGTCTTGGAAGAGATGATGATCCATTGTGAATTAGAGACTTTAGCCAAGCGAATCCGCGCTTTTGAGAAGGCCCATAAATTCAGGATGTGGAAACGCCTCATTGACCCTAATTTCGGCCGAAAACCCGCCAAACCCGGTGTAAATACGTCCGTTATCAAGGAATTGGGTCGATATGGCGCGTCTTTTTACGAGTCAGACGATAACATTGAACTCGGACACATGGTGGTCAGGGAATACCTTCATTACGACCTTCAAAAGCCCGTCACGGCGGTAAATAAACCAAAACTGTTCTTCCACGCCAAATGTGTGGAGACCATAAAAAGCATGAGGAACCTCCAATATGATGAATGGAAAGGAGATGATGAAAAATCTCCTAAAGAACTGGAAAAACAAAAAGACACCCACGGAGCCGACTGCATCAGATATCTCTGCGTCTCCAAACCAAGATGGTTCTCCCACAGAAGAGAAGAGGAACAAACGGAACCGGCCTACTAACATTGCGAGAAAATTCGATTATGAGCACGTTCATTACGTTCTCATGCAATTAATTCATGTCGGCAGGATTGTCAAGATCCGTGAGAACTTTGAGGAGAAATTCGGCATTTCCATAAGCCGTGATAAAATATACGACATAAAGAAAAACAAAGAGTACGAAGCGACCTACATCAAACTCAAAGAGGAATACGAGAAAGGGCTCGCCAAAGAATACATGGTTTCTAAAAGAAACCGAATCTCCGCGAAAACCGAGATCTACGAAGAGGCAATGGAAAAAGGGAACTTAGCGCAAGCCTCGAAAGAAGTCAAGGATATCGACGACATGCTTGAGAAACGCGCCACATTCGGCGTGTCGGGAGAAAACGTTCAAATCAACCTTTATCAAGACATGAAACTTGATGAAATCCGCGAAGAAAAACTTAAACTTTTAGAAAAACTAGAAAAACTCAAAGGAGATCCATCGTGCCAAAGGGGACCGGATACGGAACAAAGCAAGTAAAATCAACCTCAAAACCGCCCAAACAAGCAAGAAAGAGCGGGAAAAAGAAATGACCGAAAAAGAGTTCTATGAAATGGATTTAAAAGGCCAGATCAAGACGATCATGTCCGTAAAATGTGTTCGCGACTCAATCATCAAGGAAAAAAAGAAAAAGAAAAATGCCAAGTAGAGACATTAGAGATCAACGCGAAGAAGAGCCTGAAGAAGAAACCGTAAACCCATTAAGGGGCAAGCTTCAGCTTAAGATTGATGAAAATATGGAGCGTCGATTGGTTGAGATTATTCGCTCCGATTATGACGCCGCCAAACAGGCCAGGAACGATAAAGATTACGGCATTTCCTCTAAGGGTGAGAAACTGAACTTCACCTCCTGGTACAGGGGTCTTAAAGATCTCTACAATGCTCGTCGGGAACCAAAGACCGTTCCTTGGAAGTTCGCGTCTAATCGCTCCCTTCGACTGGCAACGGCGATTGTTGACACAATTCATGCCAGGATTTACCCGACCATCGTAAATCAGGAACTCCTGAAATGGAATCCCGGTGAGGTCAAGGACACCCCGAAGGTTGACAGGATCGACAAACTGATGAACTGGTGGGTTTGGGTCCGCTCGAAGATGCAGGGGTTTTTTGATATTTGGCTAAAGACCTGCGTCGGGTTCGGAGACGCAATGACGGAGACGATTTGGGTAAAAGACATTGTTTCAGTCGGTTCAACCATTCAGATCCCGATTCAAGACGAGACTGGCCAACCTGTCGTCAACGAGGAAACGGGACAACCCGAAACAATGCCTATTAAAGACATTCGTTTTGAGGAGAAAACAGCATCAAGAATCTACATGCGCGATCAGGTCTTTCTTCAGGAAGGATCAAAAGACATTCAGAAAGAGCCCGTAATTTTAGAAGACGAAATTCTCTACAGAGATCTTTTACAGGGCGAAGATGAGGGATTGTTTGTAAATGTATCTACCGTTCTTAGAAACCGCATCCCAGTCGAGAGCGTTCCTGGCCAGACAGAGGAGGAGCGCGAAAGGCTCCGAGACATTAAGCTCAGGAACAAAAAGGTCAAGATCCAGAAATGGTACTCTGATTTTGATTCCGATGGTGACGGTTTCGCTGAATGCGTTCGCGTTATCGTTTCCCTCGAACATGACGTCTATCTTGGCGGGATTCAATGTTCAAATCTTACGAAATCGGGAAAGAAACCGCTTCACTATCAAAAATTAGATAACAGGTTGGACAGACCTGAAGAAAATGACGGAGAGGGTATAATTGAGAAAATTAAAGAGTTGGCGGAAGAAATTGACGCAATCTTTAATCAGTTAACCGACGCAAATACCCTCTCCATCCTTCGCCCCATGTTTTATGATCCAGGGGGAGACCTTGATGCTCCCGTATTAAAACTGGCTCCAAACAGGGGTATCCCCGTATCAGATCCTCAGAGGAACGTTCTTTTCCCCGACATTTCCGTTGACATTTCTAGGCTTATTGAGGCGATAAGACTTGTCCTTGAATTTGTTGAGCGCTTGACCGCTGCTTCGGCTTTTGTGTTCGGCAAAGAGGGCGAGTTCGCGGGTGGGAGCGGTACGGCGACACGAACAAACGCAATCCTCCAGAGCGCCGAAACACGATTTGCGAGACCCGCTGAACGCTTGCGTAGCGGAACGGCTGAGATCATCAAACAGCACTTGGACATGCTTCAACTCAATATTCCCCCAGGTCTTGAGACCAGGGTTCTCGGTGAGAAGGGTGAGCCTGTATTTGACACCAATGAATTGACAAAAGACGGCATTTCAGGGGAGTTTGATGCTTATCTGTTACCCGACCCCTCAATGGGTTCTAAGCAGTTGACCAGAGATTTGTCAATGATGTTTTATCAGCTTTTATTGCAGAACCCGTTGGTTGGGAGTGATCCTGTCAAGATTTACAAGATTACGGCAGATCTACTGAAGTCTTGGGACAAAAATCCTGAAGAATTCCTCGGCCCCGCCCCGACCGCAGACGATATTGACAGTCCCGAAGATGAGAATACATTGATTGTACAGGGCGACTTCACGAGAGTCAGAGCCCAAATTACAGAAAATCACATTCACCACATTCAACAGCACATGGCGTTAATCCAATCCCCGTCACTTGCTCAGATGCCCCCGCATTTTATTGAACAGGTTGTTCAGTTCACGCAGGCGCACATTCAGGAGCATCAACAACAACTCCAACTTATGATTGGAATAGCACAGAAATTCGGAGGCGGTGGTGGAGCATCTAATGGACCAAACGCAAGAGGAGAAGGACCTAACGATCCAAGCTCTCAGGGAAATGACGGCCAGCCCGGGTTGGCGGAAGCTACTGGCGCGGCTGGACAAACTCTCACAACAAAGAGAGACGGTGAAAGCAGGGCAACTTAGAATACCAACGCAGGAAAGCCTTATGATGGCAATGTATCACCAGGGCTTTCTTGACGGGGTCGGATCTATAACTCGAACAGCATCCAAGATGCTCAAAGATTCGGCCAAAGAAGAATAGGTGATACAATTATTTTAACCCCCGTTAAGGAGAAAAAAATGCCTGGTGATCCAGAGGAAGAACCGAGAATAGAAGAAGCGCCCGAACCTCAGGCGGAAAATGAAGAGGTAAATTTATCTGATGAGCCGCAAAGGAAAGATCCGAGCGACTCAGAAAAGCTACTCTTAGAGATGAAGAAAATGCAGTCTCGAAACGAGTATCTTAACAGACAGTTACAAAAAGCTCTTAGCGAGAAGGCCTCTCAGCCGGAACCCGAACCCGCTCAGGACGAGGGTAACGACGACGAGTACGACAGTCTCGCGCAGAAAGACTGGAAGGCGGCTGTTCGTAAACTTGCTGACGAAGAGGCGAAAAGGATTCTTGAAGAAGAGCGCAAGAAGTTAACTGAGCAACAAAAAATTGCTCAGACAAACCAAACCCTGGAACAATCGAAACAATTTGTTAGGGATCGTTATCCTGACCTTGATGATGATTCTAGCGAGATTTCCCAGGCTTATATGCAGATCTTGAATAATAATCCTGATTTGCTTACTAACCCCCACGGCCCAAAGCTTGCCATGTATGAGATGGAAGAGCTTTACCGTAGGGAAGGTCGAACCCCCCCGGCATACCGCGAGCAGATAAAAGATGAAGCTCAGCAGGAAGTCGAGAGGAGATTAAGAACAACTGCGGCAAATACGCCGCAAGGCCGCAAATCGGGTGACGACGCAGTAGTCATTCCGAAGCGCGAGATTGAAGCCGCTAAGGCTGCAGGAATCCCGATTAAGGAGTATGCGAAGCATTACAAACTTAGTCAAAAGGATTTCAGAGAAGGAGTGTCCGTCGATGAGTAAGACGAGAGAAGAGTCACCAGAACCAGAACAAAAGGTTGAACCTGCAATTCAACCGACGCCCCCTGTCGTTCCACAGGAGCCTAGAACCGAACGCATTTTATTGTCGGACGTAGACGCTTACGTTGCGGACAGGATGAAGTCACAGCCGAAGACGATTGAAGAAGTCGAGTCTTTGGTTAAAGAAGATGTTGGTGATAAACCGCATCGTCTAACACTTCCTCCCGAATTAGATGCGTATAGGAAAAAATTTGCCTTTCGGTGGCTATTCAAGCACAAACAGAACCTAGATTATCAATGCGACGCCCGAGGATGGGTCTTAGTTAATAGACGCCATTTCGGAGAATTGCCGGAACACTTGTTTTCGGTAAATGGTTCCATTGAGCGGGGTGATACTATTTTAGCTTTTATGCCCGTTCAAAAAGCAGAAGTCCTAAGAGAGGAACCGGGACAACAATCAATCGCAGCGATTCAGGGTCTGATGGAAAAACACAAGAACAACCCCGCTTTCTACGCTCCTGAAGAAGTAAGAAAAACTGACGAGCTTGGAAACAAGGGGGTTATGATTTAAGGAGAATATAAATGGCAAACGACGATGAAATTTCCGCACGCGGCGGTTTGTTGCCTGTAACGATGCCACACGGTAATATCCGTACCGGTCTCTACAAGGTGACAACTAATGCGACAGTGGGATTCTTTATTGGTCAGCCCGTTGATCTTGACGCAAATGGCGGTGTTGTCGGTGCAGGTGTTACCGACGCGGCGTTTTTGCTCGGGTCTATTGTTGGGTTCACCGATAATGAAAAAGCTCAATTGCCGTCCTCTTTAAACGATCTTACTGTTGGTCCGAGCCTTCCTGCCAATACGGATGGGTTCGCAATTGTTGCGGACGATCCGAATCAAATCTTCCAAATTCAGGAAGATACTGGCGGATCGGCTTTAACTCGCAGTAATGTCGGGAATACGGCGCACTTTGTTCCGCGCACATCAAGTGGCAACACGACTACAGGGTATTCAACCGCAGAGTTGGATCGTAGCACGGCTGCCGCTGATACGGGCGGATCGCTGACCATTCTCGGTCTGGTTGATCGTATGAATTCGGACGGTACTGATAATGACTTTGGAAACTTTGCGAAACTTCGCGTCAAGATCTTTCAGCATAGACTTGCTCATAGTTCTTGGCAGAGTCCCGCAATCTAACGGAGGACCTAAATGAATAGAGCACAATTCAATAAATCAATCGTGCCTGGGCTCTTTGCGTTAGCGAAGTCATCGTATTCGTTGAAAAGTTCAGAAGCGATCTGGCGAAAGCTTGCGAAGGTTGCAAACTCTAATCGTGCATACGAAGAGGGCGCATACTTTGCAGGACTCGGGCTTCCTGTCGTAAAACCCGAAGGCCAGGAAATTACATACGACGATCATGTGCAGGGACCCACGAAACGGTGGAACCATCGCACCTATGGATTGGGAACCACGATCACTGAAGAATTGATCGAGGACTCTCTCTATGGTGAGGTGCCGACCTCTATGCAGCAGCAAGTTAAAGAGATCGGTGACAGTTTCGCTGAACTTTGGGAAATCCTGGTTCATGATATTTTCAATAACGGAACTAACACCAATAATCACACGGACGGTGAAGGTAATGCCATTTTCGGAACGACGCACACGCGGCTTCGGGGCGGAACATGGTCGAACCTTCTTACGCCCGCGTCTGATCTCTCCGCCACGGCGTTACAGACGGTGATCCAGGAATTTACGACGCAAAAAAATGATTCTGGAAAATTCCAAATCATTAAGCCGAAAATCATGCTGGTTCATCCTAATAACGCTTGGAAGACATGGGAACTTTTGGAATCGAATTTCGATCCTGAAAGTGCGAACAACTCCATTAATTCCATTCGTAAGTGGGGTCTTCAGCCGATGATTTCTCCGTTCTACACGGACACTGATGCTTTTACGCTTATTGCAGAGCCGTCTGACCCGAATTCGGGTATTCGCGCCTACATGCGTAGAAAAGTCACGTTCGCTCAGGACGGTGATTTCGATACTGGTGATATGAAGTTCAAGGGAACGGCTCGTTTTTCTGTGGAAGTGAACAAGGCTAACAACATGTTTCACTCTGCGGGTGCCTAACCTGTGGTGTAATGGGGGGAGCTTCGGCTCCCCCCCATCCTTAACGCAAGCCGCTTTCTTTAGTGCGGTAAAAGGGAGATAAGATGTCAAATCCTACAAGATTCCCGGGAGGAATCAGTTTTATTTTGCCTCATTCCGAAGCTCGGAGCGGGGCGTTTACATTTGTTGCGGGAGACACAACGCCAAGCGTTGCTGATGGTTCTTTGTTTTTTGCTGCAAATTCTGGAGTTACTGTATCTAAGTTTGACGGTGGGGAAAAGGGAAAAGTTATTTGGGTTTACGATCAGTTTGGGTTGCTGACTTTTGCGACCGGCGGACAGATTGTTTTAGCACCGACCCCCAGAACCACCACTGAAGGATTGGCTATTAATACTGGCGCAACGATGCAGGTTGACGGAAGTGGCGCGACCACGACAGAAGTTACAGCGTCCTTGACGATGGCTTCTGATCAGGTGGTTACGTTTCTTTTCACCGATTCTGCGCGATGTGTTCAGATTAACAAGCCTCAGTAATGGCTAATTTCAGAGACCACACAAGAAGGGGTCAGTCGCGGTTTAAGAAAAGAAACAGTGACAGATCGGGTTTTACCTTTTTGGAACGTGAACTAATTAGAGATAATGGTTCACTTGTTGGTCCTGAAGAATTTGATTCCCCCCCTCCGTCCAATGAACCGCTTGGTGGAGAGGGGGACATTTCCCCCGGTGATGTTCGCGCAAACGATCAAAGCACCGAGACCCCTGATGACAAGAAGATTCCCATCCAGTACGTAACGGCCGGAGGTGGCGTTACGGCAACTAGGAAGGTTTACAATTCCAGTCAGGAGGTTCTTTCTAGTAACTTCATACACATTGTTGGTTCCAACCAAACCGTTGATATTACAGCAAACCCTCAAATTTCTGCAGGTTCAGAGGGTGACAAATTAACTCTTTTGTGCGTGGGTTCTAACGTTATATTAAACGACGGAAATGGTTTGAGTCTGAGAAAAACGTTTAACATGGATTCGGGAGCAATTATAAATCTTTACTACACAAGCGCGAACACGGTTTGGCACGAGCTTTCAAGGGGGCATCAGCACAGGAGTTTTGTTTAGTGACAATTTATGAATACACGACAAGCCTCACAGCAAAGCTAGGTTCTGTCGCGTCCTCAACTCTAAACATCCCTGGGGGTCTTCTTAGACACGTTTTAGTAAGGGCGAACACAGACACGACTCAATTTTTATTATCTATAAGCAACAGCAGAAGTGATAACGTTGTGGATTACGGGGTTCATACTTGTGAGGTAAACGACTGGGACATTACGCTCCCCGTAACTGGGGTTTATACGGTAACAATAAAAAACGCATCTAAAGACGACACCTTTAGGATTCAACTGGGGATACAGGAATGATTTGGAGAGACAGAAAAAAAGATTACATGGACGGTTTTAAGGATGGATTTTTGAAAGCTTGGGACCAGATGATGCCTTTGATGTTAGAGGGCGTAGAGTTACAAAAAAAACAAATATATAAATTGGCAATAGAGGAAAACTTGAGGTCAATGTCTGATGGGGACAAACTTTAAATTCGCCAAACCAACCTTAAATAGGGACGGGACAACGGATTCTATTCCGTTTTTGGGTAGGGTTGTGGTCAGCCAGTCCGGCGGTTATGAGGTTTTAAATTTGGGCTTAGACATTTATACAAGATTGCGACACATAGAGCAAGAGCTAAAGAAAGCTAATATTTATCACGCCGTCGCAAATGACTTTGTTGTTGAAAACGCTGACGTGGAGGTTGATTAAATGTCTGAAATAATCGCAGATGGAACTGGCAAGGGACACAAGGCCAAAGTCACAAAGGACAATAGGCAGCTCGGAGAAGTTATTTCAGAGCCCATTGCATCAGAGAGAAGCCGTTCGGGAAAGCTCTGGGGGTTGGGGACTGGGTCGATCTCTGTTAACTCGGGGATGACTTTGGGATCTGTTTTATGGTTTAAAAACAATTATTCTGATCAGGACATTTATGTTGAAAAAATAATCTATGGCTGGAATGGTGGGACTGCGTCGAGGAACGTCACTTGTTTTAATTCGATTCACTACAATACGGACGAACCTGGGGCGAACAGAGCCTCAGCATCTCCACAAATAGAAAACATCGGGAAATCTGGCACGAGTAGCCCAGTGACAGATTCAGATGTCACGGCCTGGAAATGGGACGGGACGGGGACCCTCGGCATGACGGATACTGGCGGTGGGTTTGCACAGATCCCCAACAGGGTTGCTATTGGGGACACCGAAAAGCCGATTGATGGACAGATTATTTTAGCCCCTGGCAACAGCATGGAAATGCGGGTTATTCCAGAGGAGGATGGATTGTTCCAGGTTAGCGTAGTTTATTATACGGCAAAAGCAAATGTCGGAAGGTCGGGTGAATAATGGGACTAATCATTGATGATGGAAAAGGAGATGGGGCATCTGCCGGGGTAACGAACGACAATCGTTTACAGGTTGAGTCGAAAAGCAATGTTCGCGGTTTTTATGTGTCCAGAGATGAGGAAAGATTGTTTAACGTCGTGTTTGAACAGTCATCCTCGGCTGCAGGCAATTATGTTGGGTACATGAAAAACACGTCTACCACAAGACGTCTAATAATTGATCTCGCTAGATTACAGGCAGATAGCGCGGCTATTTGGAAAATTTATTCAGCGACAGGGACTGCTACGGGTGGGATAACAGCAACAGCAAAAAACATGAACCTAGAAAGTGCCTTAACACCCGAAGCGACACTGTTACAATACAACGTTGGTGGGTTTGTCGCGAGCAGTGCATTAATAGCAAGTGAGCGGCACCCAGCCAACACAAGCTCCGTAGTTCCGTTTGACGACACTCTTATACTTGGACAAAACAACGCCGTTGCGTTCCAATACAATTCAGGGGTTACTGGAAAAGCGTCTGTTACGGTCAGGTTCTATTATGAGGACGTATGAGCTATCCAACTCAGATCATAGACGGGGGCGGTGAAAAAAATAAAGCAACGGTAACAAGATTGGGGCAATTGGTTGTGTCGCCCGTCTCTTATGATGACACCGTTTTTAATGAACTTGCAGCAGCAAATACGGCTTATAATTTTTACGGACCAAAAGTAAACAAACAATTCATTATAACGGGGTTTATAGCAAAGGCGGATAAGCAGGTAAGCTCGACAGTAGATGCGGATGTCGTCATTTACGAAGCAATCGCCGCTGATACCACGGCGTCTACAAAGACGTTGTTTAGGTCGGCCATGGTGCAGGGCGACCAAGTGGAGGCCCTGCCCTTGAACATAAAGGTTTCCAATGGCGTCTACGTAAACGCAAAGACAACCGACGATGATATACACATGACCATAATGGGATATTACATTAATAAAATAGATTAGGAGAAAAGATGGCTAACAGAATTGCTGGAAACGTTTATATTCTTGACACGGCCTCAGGGAATGTAACGATTCCTTGGCCCGGTAAAATGAAAATCGAGAGCGTCCTGTTTTGGGCGTCTACAACCGCCGGAAGACTTATACTGACTGAGGCGTCTACGGCCGATGCGATTGTTAGCCTTGGGATGCCAGAGGTTGGTGTCGGCGGGGGAAATAACGGGCAGTACCTCGGAGGGGTTGAGGTTCAGGAACTCAAGGTTCTCACCCTTACGGCCGGAACAGCGTGGTTGTATCTTAAATGACGATTTATGAGCACAGAACGTCTCAGACAGCTTCTTCTGGGAGCGTTTCTAGTTACACCCTGAACGTTCCCGGCGGTCTTTTAAAGCAGGTTCTAATTAGAGCCAGAACAGACACGACCGTATTCAGATTTAATCTGACTGACAACAAAGGGATTGTTCGTTTGAATTACGGATTTCACTCTTGCGAAATCAACGACGTAAATGTTGAGTTCCCAATCGTTGGTGTTTACAGCGCCAACATAACAAATGCGAGTCCAAATGATACGTTTGATATTATCCTTGCCGTTCAAGAAAACTAAAGAAAAGATTCTCAAAGCTCTTGAGGAGGACGTTAAGAAATCTCACTGGGAGAAATTAAAACTTCTTTGTGAACGATGTGACGCGGAACTTGTCTCTAAAAGGAAAGAATACGAGATCAAGTCTTTGGAGATGGAAAATGAAATTAATAAGAAACGGTTTGAACAGGATTGTCGAGACCAAGAATTAGACGCTCTTAAGAAACGTGCTGAGGATAAGAGGATTGAGTTGGAGTCTGTTAACAAGGAGCTTCTTGACCAAATTAGGTTGATCGAGGCCAAGTCATCTCCCTCAGGCGTGTGGGCGCAGGCGTTTTCTATGGGCTTTTCTAAGGCTTGGGACATGATGATGCCGATCATTAACAAGGGCATCGAAAAGCGCGAAGAATCTATTTCCGAACGCGCCATCGAGGGCGTTTTGAGAGGAATGAACAATGGGCACAAATTATCGTAGGGACAATCTGTCGGCCCATTTTGCGAGCACTTTAACAACTCGCTTGATCGACATTACGACAGGTGCCGCGACCCAAGTGTGTGCGTCTACCGGGGCCGTTGGGATGCGCGTAACGAACGTTGGGGAAACGGACATCACTTGGGGTGATTCCAGCATAGTGGCCCAAAGTGGCGGGTTATTGTTTTATGCGTCTGAGGAATGTTTTGACAATATCCGAGATGATTTTTGTTTGTTTTTTAGGGCGCTTTCTTCAGGCACGTCAGTTGTTGGAAAAGTTGCAGTAACGGAATTCGGCTAATGAGAAAAGATCCGTCGTTAAAGGTGTCTAATTCGGCGGGTACGTTTTCTAAACGGCCTGTTTTAGAGCTTGTTCTTTCTGGGGGAACCCTCACCGATTTGGGGCAATCGAGGGTCCTATATGAACCCCCTGCGGGGGGTGGTGCTAGTACCGCTGGGTTGATGGAGCAGTTAACGTTCCCCCTTGGAATTAATAGTGGTGGGACGGGGTTAGCGTCCGTTATATCAGCAACTAATCTTATTGGATTTAGTTCTTCTGACACAACTAAGCTTGATAGTTACAGGTTTGTCGGAAGTAACAATACTGCCATATTTAGGGTTGGAACCAGTTATGTCATTAGCACAACGACTTCCGGGGCTGCGGCGGGTGTCCAGTATGCCGCGACGGGGAATCAGTACGTTACCCTGGCTCTTGCTGGGGATTTAACTGCTGAACGAGTTTTGAGGGGGTCAACGGGTCTGACGCTTGCTGACGAGGGTGCGAATAATGATGTTCAATTGTCCGTAAACACAAACGTTAGGGACAAACAGTTTTCTTTTTTTGGAGCTGGAAATCTAACTGGCGGGAAAGATTTTGAAACGGCCAGGGTTTATGTCCCGTTCAACATGCAGGTTTTAGATATTCGTTTGGCTCTTGGGACATCTTCGGCGGGTTCTAGTTTTGATGGAACGGTTAATATATTTGGAACTCCGAGTGGGAACGCGGTTGTTGTGGGTTCAGCCATTATTGCAGCTGGACAGTTTGTCGGAAGCAATAACACGACTTTCACAACAGGCACGATTCACGCGGGAAGTTGGCTTGGGATAGCCGTGACAAAGTCGGGATCAAGTGTTGCCGGAAGCAATTTGACGGTTAATCTCATTACGAGGACGTCTTGAAAAGATATTATGAATGTCCAGTTAAAAAATATGTTGTCAACGGCAAAGATATTTGGCGGGCCAAAATTACTGAGTACGGCTATTCGTATCTTGCGGAGATCCCCACTGGAGAAGATGGAAAGCCTAAATACGATTGGACAATTATTCACGTGGAATCTGATGACTGGACGGATTTGGAAAATGACCCTGATTTTGTGTTTATTGCGGATAATCCAGGCCTAGATGATAGCGTTCGCGTTCCTAATGCGTTAAGGGGAAGGATGGCGTCTAGGGGGGTTGTGTTGAGGGGAAGGATGAAGAAACGGGATCTTGTCTCAGCGGTAGGCAAGAGATTGTCGGAAAAGTTTAATGTTGATGATTTTAAGGTGGCTCCTTGGCGCTAATCGCACAAGATAATTTTACAGAAGCGACTTCTGCTCTTTTAGAAAATCACACGCCCGACACAGGTACGGCTTGGGTGGTTGAAGATCCGGCGCATCCATTAACGGTTTCAAATAACCAACTGATGCAAGTTGGGAATAACCGTGACAGAAAAGCCTATGAAACGACCAATATAGGCGATGACGACATGAACGTTTCGGTCACGGCCCACGCGCAGAATGGTGGAACGGATCGAGGATCAGGGCTTCTTTTCAGGGCGAGCACTTCTGTTTTCCAGGACAATCACTATCTTCTGGAACTGGACGGAAGAAGCGACATAGTGCTTCAGAAGAACGTTGGTGGAACAACGACCGAGATCGCTGCGGTTGCGGTTGGCACTAACTTTGGAGTTGTTGCCGTTTCTTGTAGAGCGACTAAGACTTGTTATTTCGACGGCTCAGCAATGATCATAACGAGCGACGATGTATTAACTGGGAATAACTGGGCGGGTGTTAAGGTAGAGGGTAGTGCGGAGGATAAATATGTCGATAACTTTAAGTGTGATTCTGTTGGTGGTGCTCCGGCCCCTGCGGTGATCGTTGACCAAAGTTTTATTAGCGTGGTGTTATAGTGGAAAAAGAAGATATTATTTTGCAGTTGTTACAGGATATTAAAGATAGGCTTGACAAACAGAACGGAAGGATAGGTCGTCTTGAGGGTTGGCGCTCAGGTATTGTTGCTGTTGTTGGGTTCGTGACGTTTGTTTTGTTGGCTTACATCAATGTCCGTTTTTGAGGAAATTTTATATCACATTGGCGCGCTGTTTAGAGAGGTGTTAACCTTAAGAACAGCGCACATTAAATGGCACGCACTTGGAATAATGCGTGCATTAAGGAGAATAAAATGGAAACTTTAGGTAAGGTTTGGAACTTTGTTGTTAATCCACCGGCCGAGGTTGTTTCGGCGACGAGTGATTATGTTGTTTCTATTGGTCGATGCGTTTTGGAAGCATCGGCAACTTATGGCGCTGCTGTTATTGATGTTGCGCGCGGTCTGTTGGGGGGCTAAATGAATTGGGTGATTTCAAGAGCCATTGGCAAGGCGATCAAGAATGTCGCAAAGGTTGTGATTTCGTGGGTCATGGCTCAAAACCTAAGCAGGGTGGGGGTGACGGTCGACCCGATAGTCGCAACCCCCGCAATGGTTGGTTTTTTAGAAATGTTAAGAAACTATTTAAAAGTAAAACTTGGAGTCAAGTGGCTGTAGTTTGGAAAAAAGACTTTAAGGGTATAAAGATAAGGATTCCCTGGTGAGCAAGAATATATCGGAGATACCGTATACGGAACTTCAGGAAAGGGTCAAGTCTTTGGCCAGGGTTCCTGAAAATTCCAAGGAAAAGATCAGAGGCGTTATTCAAGACGTTTACCTGAGGGAAATTCCGTCTAAATTTGATTGGGATTTTCTTTGGGCAAGTTCGTCCCTGACTTCTGTAGCCGCACACAATTTGGGAACAGTCTCTATCAATACTGGGACGACAGCGCTTTCGTTCTCAAACGATGCCGCGCTAACGGCTCAAATGACTGGTAGAAAGATTTCAATATCGGGGAATCCCGTTGTCTATGATTTCACACAAACCACTGGTTCTGACGGAACGCTAAAGCCGTCATTCGAGGGGGCGACAAACGCCACAAATGCTAGTTATAAGATTTATCAACCAAAATATCCTCTTTCCAAGGATTTTGATCGGTTCCCTAAGGGTGGTGGACTGTACAGGTGGGAGGGTCAGCAAAAGCGGGCAATCCCCGAAGAACCTTATCAGGAAGGAATCGAGAATTTCCAAGGCTCTCCTAGCCCGACTCAAGAGAAGGTTCGGGTCGTAGAACCAAACACCGCAGGGGTTCCGCAAATCGAGTTTAGACCGGCCCCGAGCCAGGCTAGGAATTATGGGTATGACTATTTAAGGCAGGTAGCTCCGTTAACTGAGACCTCTGCGGGAGTGGCCACCATAGCCGCAAATGGTACTGCGGTGACGGGGAATGCTTCCTGCCGTTTTACGGACGCGACTACGGGAGACTTTTTCCGTATTAGCGACTTTGGGAAGGGTCAGGATTCCAGCTGGTACAGAATCTTAGCGATTCAGCATGACTCGTCTTTGACTTTAGCGACAGCTTTTGAAAATAGTGGGGCAACGAACGCGAATTATTGTATTTCCAAAGCTCCCGAGTTTCCAAACAGGCTTCATCCAGGGGTGTTGTATGGCGCTATTCGGGCTCTGACTTTAGACCAAACAGATCAAAGCTTTTCCATTTATCAGATTAAGTTGGCTGAAGTTATGAGTGACGCAAAGAGAATTCACGTTTCTCGCGTTTATTCACAGAAGATCCCGACAATTGCAGAAGATTACTTGTACAGAAGATAATGCTAAAAAATGTTTCTGATTTAGCAAGTCAAGATTTTTCTCAAGGCCTAAATACTGTTTCCAATATTTTTGCCGTAAACGAGAAACAGTCACCGAACATGATGGACGTCATTTCTAGGTTTGATGGGTCCATACAGAAACGTCTTGGGAGCAACAAGCAGAGTACGATTGATTCATCGGGAACGGTGCAGGTTGGTTTTGCGACGGATCTTGGCAGTTCTTTGACAAATGGGTTACAGGCTTTTTGGCCATTAGACGAGTCGGCTGGAAACAGAAGTGATCTTTTCGGTGGACACACGCTCATTGATGGCAACACGGTTCCTGGGGTTGCGGGTGTGCTTGGGAACGCGGGAAGTTTTACCGCGTCAAACAGTGAGTATTTACAGCACGCAAATTCCTCGACTTTGGCGACGGGGGATATTAATTTCTCAATGTCTGCTTGGTTTAATCTAACAACTACAGGCGAGCGCACAATCATGTCAAAGCGCGATGAGGGTAGTGCGGCCACGCAGTTTGATTTATTGATGCACATGTCGGGTGCTCAGGGGTCTACGGTTTTTGCTGATTCTGGGAAACACGGGTTAACGGTAACCAGAAGTGGGAACGTTATCATAACGACTGGATTCTCGGCTTTTTCTGGGGGTACATCCGCTGAATTTGATGGGACAACGGATTCACTGACCGTTAACGCGCCCGCGGAATTTCAGATCGGAACAGATGATTTCACTTTCGATTTCAGGATTCGTTACAGAACGCACACGGCCGAAAAAAGCATGATCCGAATGGTTCCGTCGGTTAATAACCTTTTGTGGAACTGGCATGTTGTCGGTGGTGGCCGTTGGGACATTCAGGTTGCGGGACAGGGACAAAGCATAAATGTCTCAACCTCAACGGGCGCGTGGCATCACATGGCAATGATTCGCTCATCTGGTATTGTGAAGGTTTTTAAGGACGGCGTACAGCAGGGCGTTGACTTGTCTGCGGCGGGGGCGGTCAGTGGCGGTGTTTTTAACATTGGCGCCAGTGAAACGCTTAGCCAGTCGTTAGATGGGTACATGGATGAAATTCGGTTCATTAACGGAAGCGCGGCATTTGTTCAGAACTTCACACCGCCGACTTCTGAGTACGGGTCTGGACAAGCAGCTGACCCAATGGAATATGAGTATTGGCTTTATGTGAACACTGACAACATCGTAACGTTTAAGGTTTCTTCAAGCGGGACTACCGATAATGGCACGATTAGAGCTACTGATTTTGGCGCGGTTTCGACCGCGACTTGGTATAACGTGGTTGCGTGGCACAACGCGACCGGGAACCAACTTGGAATCTCGGTTAATACGGTTGCGACATCGGCGGCTTATACTTCTGGTGTTCGGGCGGGATCGGCTCCGTTTGTTATAGGCGCGACCTCTGAGGGCGGTGCCGCGAAGATGAACGGAAAGATTGACGAGGTAGGGTTTTGGAAAAGTGTTTTAACGGCTAACGACAGGCTTAGTCTTTACAATTCAGGGAACGCAAGCAGGTTTACGGGCGCGGGTGGTGACGCGTCTATTTTTGGGTCTTTTGATTTTGGGGCGTCTAATATTAGATGGTTAGTTTACGCCGCCGCAACAGGACTGTACGCTTCTTCTGATCTTGGCGTGACAACAACTGTATTTGGGACTTCTCAAACGGCCACAACGAATCACTTTGAGAGATCTGGCTCTTTGTTAATTATAACGACCGATGCTTATGACAATGTTCTTAGATGGGATGGATCTGGGGGGACGCACGCGGCTCTTCTCAACACGTCTGCTCCGTTAGCGAAGTATGCCATTAATCATCAGGGCTTCACGATTCTCCTAAACTCAAACACTCGCAAGCGCGGGTTCTTTTATGAGGATGTAAACACGCAACTGACTGGGGATTGGGGGGACAATTTTGATCTTCCGAGTTCCCAAGATGACGAGATTACGGGCGCGTTCGAGTTACGCAGAAACCTTTACGTTTCGACAAAGTACAGAATCTTTAGGGTTAGTTATGTCGGCGGGAACCCTGATTGGGATTTCTCCACGATTAAAAACTGGGGATTTGTTCCGCGAACGGCTAAGAAAATAACCCTCAAAGACATTGGGGAGGTTATCGTTGGTTTGAACTGGGACAGAAAATTAGTCCTTTTCGATGGGGCTGACGATAAGATCGTTTCGGACAATATCGAGAACGACAATGGGCAATGTGATTTTGCTTTAAACAGGATTAGTTTCGCGGGTTCTGGACTTTTCACGGCGCACGCAGAGGTTGACACCAACGAGCAGGTTTACAAGCTTAATTTAACGATAGGGTCGAACTCGACGAACACAACGCACCTTCTGAATTTTGACGGCAGAACGTTAGCTTTTTATCCGTACCAGAATCAACCTTGGCAGACGATGGTGATGGCTGAAAGCGCGAACAGGCGTTACTTGCTAGCGGGTGACAGGTCAACGAATATCGTCATGTTGGATAGCGGGAACCTTGACATTAACACGACACCGATCAACGAGACATACGACTCGTCGTTTTACAAGGAGAAAAGCCCTTCTGAAGTTTCTAAGGCGCACGTTATGGATCTTTATTTTTCAGCAACGTCTTCGGGCCGAATGTTTTATCAGGATCGCGCTGTTCTTGGTGGTGGTTTTTCAACTAGAAGGACATTCAATTTAACAGACACTGGGAATTTTATACAACTAAAAGAACAAATGGACATTCCGTTAACACACAACATTTACCAGTTCAGATTACAGTCTTCGGCAAACACGGCTAACCCTTGGACGCTTAACAGGGCTGACTTCTTTGTTTCGGGTAAGGGCATTGGGAGAAACGATGGCTAAGATCCTTCGCCCTGAACTTCGCGGAGAAAAACAAGAACTGATAGATGTCATTGACAAGATATTAGAGGTTTTAAATTTCGGGAAAACGCAGTTTACGGTTGTTAGTTCGGTTCCGACTTTTCGGGGACGAGCGGGAGAACTGGTTATTTTCCAGAACGGAACAGACGGAAGGCTTTACATTAACACGAAGGACGACACAGCGACATGGTCATTGGCAGCACTATACACAGCGTCGACCTAGAAATACTGAAGTTTCTTGGGGAGATGGGGATTCGTTATCCTGACAACAAGATCGGGAAGGCTATCGAATATGTTGAGAAAATGCGTAACAGTAGTCGCATTGTCAGTGTTCGTGATGATGACGTTCTTCATTCTATTGTGTTTTTCTCTGTTTGTAAAGACATTAAACCTTTTTACAAGAAAGAGACGTGGGATTACCGCACCCATGAATATGACGGCACTATCGCTTATATCGAGAAGGCGGCGTCTAAGGGTTGGACGAAACAGATAAGAAAAAACATTCAACGCGTCATTTTAAAACTGCATCCTAAAGTAAAGGAAGCAAGATGGCATCGTTGGGGCAAAAAGGGAGACAGACCAGTGATCGGGAGGGTGTTTTAATGGGTGTACCAGAGACGAGAGCGAAAGACAGACAGCAGTTTGGGGAACAGGAAGATATCACAAATACGATTGCCGCATTAATTGGGGGCGGTGAGTTTTCCCCAGATCGCGGTGTAGCGGGAAGCCCAACTGACAGAGTTCGCAGAGCGCAATTGACGAATCTTAGGACTTTTCTGCAACCCCACCAACAACAAACGCGAGGGAATAGAGGCGGTGGCGCAGATCTTCAGCTTGGCGGCCAGAGGCTTGGTCAAATTGTTCAGACTCTATTAGCTATTCGTCAGGGGGTAGACCCCCAAACACTTCCGTTCGCTCCAGATGCGAATTTGTTTGGGACGACCCTGAGCGAATTCAGAACTAGCGCAAAACAACAGGGGCAAAACAGGGTAAGTGTTCCTAGCTCAAGCATTTTTTCTAACACCTCATTCAATAATGCCTTAAAGCAGTTTGGTGTCCCTAACGCACCGACAGGAGGACAGCCTTTACCAAGTCCTTCGATACAGCAACCGCAAGGCCCTGATCTGAGTGGGAATCCCACGAGCGCAACACCGACATTACCGCAACTAACGGCTGTCCCGAACACACTGGCACAAAGCGTAACCCCTGGTGGACAGGGCGTAACAGGAAGTGCTGCGGGTCAGTTTAGAGCGAGACTGAACGAACCGCTTGGCGGGGGGATCAACCAAACGCCATTAAACTCATTTAACAACCAACAAAATCGTAGGCAAAGCGGCTTCTTTGCTGGAAGGGCACTGAGGTTTTAATTATGTACACAATCAAAGTATTATCCGATAAAGAATTTGACAATCTTCCCCAAACCGTCACAAGAGGTTCCGACATTTCTGATTCTCTTGGATTTGCCAATCCCTTTAGGGGAGAGGCGTTTGTTCGTTATACGGGACACCCTGAGCTTCAGAAATATCTAATTGACCATGAGTTTGAGGAATTGGTTGAAGGCCATGAAGGTCACGAGGATGAGAACGGGATTCGACACAAGAAATTTCGGCAAGTTATTGGCGGATTAGCCCCTATTGTTGCTCCTATTCTTGGCGCGGCGATTCCCGGGCTTGGTCCAGTTCTTGGTTCGGCTCTTGGTGGGGCCGCTGGCGGTGCGTTGCGTGGAGGAATCGGTGGAGACAAGCGGAGTCTCGGCGGTGCTTTGAAAGGTGGCGCTATCGGTGGCGCTCTTGGCGCTGCGGGTGGAAAGCTCACTGGTGGATTCGGGGTCGGCACAAAAGCAACTGGAGGAAGTTTTCTTGGAAATTTTGGAAGCAATCTCGCAACCCAGGCAAAGAGCGCGTTCGGGTTAAAGAACTTTCTCGGCGGGACTTCCCGTGCTACACAAGCGGGTTCTCAACTTTCCTCAACTGGCACTGGGTTACCTGGCGGACTTCCGTTGCAATCGTTTGGACTGACTCCGAGTGCGTCGCAGATTTCCAGTATCCCAGGCCTTTCTGCGGGCAATGCGTCTTTTAATTTTATCGGATCTCAGAATCCGTTGGGTGGAAATTCTATTAGAGATTTTGGGTTAGGTGGGCGTGAACAGTTGCAAGGCGCTGGTTTTAATCTTCCCCCCATTTCTGGTGGAACGGCTCCGCAGATTCCCCAAAACCCTCAGACCGCTCAATTTCAACTAGCGGGTCAAGGCGGTGGTTCTGGCGGCACCCCTCCTGGGGCGGTGAGTCGCAATGTTGGGAAGGCGGGCGCTCAAACGGGTGCGCAAACAGGAACTGGTGAAGCCCAGGGAGTTCTTGAAAAAGCGTTTGGGAAAGGAAAAGAGTTTTTCGGCGATCCCCAAAATCTCCTTGGAACAGCGTTGCTTGGTGGCGGGTTGCTCAAACAATTTCCCGAAGCTCCTGACATTTCCGCACAAACCCAACAGCTTCGTCAACAAGTCGGTGGCGGACCATTGGGCGAACAGGCAAGGGGAGTATTGTCTCAAAACTTAGACAGACAATTTGAACCGTTGTCTGACGAGGAAATCACGGCTGTTACACGTGACATTGACAGGCAAGAAGAAGAAGCGAAAGAGCGCGTTCGCGAGACATTTAGAAACGTTCGCCCAGGAACCTCGGAACTTACCGACACGGCCCTTGCTCAAGAACTAAGAAATGTAGAGCGTGAATTCGCGCAACTAAGAGAAGATGCAATTGCTGGCAGAACAAGAACGGCAGAAGACAGATTCAGATCTCAACAGTTAGCTGACATCCAGACGGCTATCGGTGCAAGTGACCAGGAATTTAATCAACTTGCTCAAATTGCACAACTTGATGTTAACCAAATTGCACAGCAACTGCAACTAGATATTGAGCAGGCACAATTGTTCAAGGAGACTATGTTGGGTCTTGGGCAACGGGCATTGTTCCCTCAGCCAACCTTAGCGGACACGCTCGGGCAGTTTAAAGGCGTGTTGGGGGGTAATGAATAATGGTAGAAATTAGACGAACAAAAAACCCCTTCGCAGGTGGGGGGTCCTCGTCTCAGAATGTTCCTGGTTTGGGGGCGCTTCTTGGATTTGTGCTTGGTCAACAAAACGCTGGAAATATTGGTCAAAGAGCCACGAACGTAAAGGATCAAATTGATGAGGCTTTTCCCGATGGTGCGCCTCCCGGGACACAAATTAATGTTGGTAAGGAAACGACTGCCAAGATTCCGATTAACAGAGAATTTACAATTGAGGAAGTGCGTTCTCTTGGAATGTCGGATGCGTTTAAGGCGCACGTAAAGTCCATTCAATCTCAACAGGCCAATCCAGAAAAATTTAGGGAAACTTTTGGCGCGGCAACTTTTCGTTTGCCTGGTGGCGAAAAAATTGGACAAGTCGGCCCGTTCTCCACATCGTTTGGAAATAAAGATGCCCAATTGATGAAATTTAGGCTTAAAGATATGTCTGATCGTCTTTTGAGGCTTAGATCGGGTGCTCAAATTAATGAGCAAGAATTTCTGAGGCTCACGGGTCTTTTGCCAACATTTGAGGATATCAGTGACCCTAGTGATGTTAATTTTGATGTTGTTAACACGAAGCTAAACACGTTTCTTCAAGAAATGGACGCAACTCGACAGCGCATTCTTTCTGGGCAAGCATTTGATGATGATGGTAATGCCGTTGTTTACAACGAAGGTTATTGGGGTCCGTCTGGAAATCCCATTAACCAGGCGGTCTCTGGTGGGGTAAACGTTCCCACCAAAATCGAGGTAATGCGAAACGGGGTGGCTGGGGAACTTGACTCAATGGATGAATTTGATCCAACAACAGACAGGCTGGTGGAATAATGGCGTTTAGACCACACAATTCTGAAAACATTTTACAGAAAGCGGTTGGGGCGCTCGGTTCTGGTTCTCTAATTGGGCAAGCTGCAGACGTTCCACTGGTTGACAAACCGAAAGTGCTCTTTAACACCGCCCAAGGGGTTATTGGGAATTTACCCCAAAACGTAATGGAGAATCCACAGGCTTTCGCCATGGGTGGACTTCCTGGCGTTCAGGCCGCGGCTGGTGCGATTTCAGGCGAAGATATTAATAATTTGGGGAGGTCTGTTCTTAGCAGGTTTGGCGTTGGCTCTGGGGAACAAACGGATCTATTCCAGAGGGAACGTGGGGCACTTGCTAATATTGGGCAAATCACATCTCGCGTTTTGTTCCAACCAACTAGCGCACAGGGTCAAGCGATATCAACGATTGGTAATATAGCAGCGGGCTCTGTTCCTATAGCCGCACCCACTGGGGTCGCTCGTAGCGTTGCCGGCACTGGGAAAATGGCCGCCCGAGCTCTAGACGCCGTTGACCCCTTTGGTGAGATGATTGAAAAGTCTAAAATTCCCGCTCAAATGGCCAGAAAGCAACGTTTTATCCGCAATAAATTTTCCAGTAAATTGAAACCAATTGAAGAAAAAATAACAAGGGTAACTGGTCGTTTGGGCAGGGCGAAGCGCGGCCTTGAACAACGAAAGGAGAGTTTGAGCCTCCAACAGCAAATTGCGAAACAATCCTTAAAAAAACAACTCCAAGCCACCAACCGTAAATTAGATGAAGAGTTAGAGTCTATTGTTTTTACTGGGGAGCGTGACATTAGGGATAAAGTTCAAAATATATTTAAGGCTGGAAATAAAGAGTTTGGTAAGCGCCTAGATGAGCTTCAATCTGATATGAGCACCGATGATTTTATTGGAATCTTAGACGAAACCGCAGATGAACTTGGTTTCAATCTTGGGTCTATTGAAACGGGAGAGGGTGTTGAAAAAAGCGTGGGTCTTGTTGGCGGTTCTTCTGATAAGATCAGAAAACTTCGGGATACTTTTGCCAACAGATTTGGCGAAGGCGGAACAAGCCTTAATGCCAGACAGGTGAACCTACAGGCGAAGCTTATTAAGGACACCCTTGGTAAAGATGAGGTTGCTAAAACGATTTTTAATCAAAAATTTGTAGATAGAATTTCGGAAGGCGTTGATGGGCTTCAGGACCTTAGAGCAGAGCACGCAAAACTGTTTGAGAAGGCCAAGCAAGCAAAGGCGTTCAAGGGCGCTACCCAGATTCGTCGCGCTGGGGGTAAAGGGAACCCAATATCTCCAGAAGAGTTTGAGGAACTTAGCAAAGCTGAAAAAGCACTAGGAACAAACGTTTTCCCAAGGGCCAAGGCATTGGCCGAGAAGCGGCTCGCGTCTGATCTTGGCGTTGATGTGGCCGCCATAAAGAGGGCTGGTTCTAAACGTATAGCCCAGCTTGAACAACAGCTAGAGGCGCTTGGTGGCGAAAAAAAAGCCATTTTGTCGAGGGCCCGAAAGATCGCTGCTAATGTCAGTGAAAATTTTAGATTAAAAAGAGCGAAACTGAGCGAAAAGCAATTACAAGCCGTTAAAAACGACGCTATTATTGGTGTTACCTTGAGTTTGCTTGGCTTTAATTTTATTAGGAATATTATCGGTAGAAAGTTTTAATTAATACTTGACAAGTAACCGATTATATGTATACTACTTTTCGTGGGATACATTTCGGAACTCTTATCATACCAGACTTGTCAAGGTTTTCTCTTAGTTTTAGGGGCTTTCATGGTTGCATGGGTGCCCATGCTGTGGGGGAAGTGGGTGTCGGATGATTGGCAGGGAGTGGACCAATTTTCCGATAAATTTGACCAGAAGACCAAGAAATTAGTCGTTGAGTATGGCGACAAGAAGAAGTACAAAAACACCCAGTTCAATCCCGACGTTGGTTTCCCTGGTTCGGTAATACGTTGGTTTCGCATCAACGTTGGCAAAACCTATAAAAAGCTTGGCTCAGACGAGAAGGGGCATGATTTATATGGGTACGCTCAAGACCCATTTAAACACCATCTTCTCTCTCTTTTCATACATGCAGTAAACACCCTCCTGGTATATCTTTTAATCTTTCAATTATTTGGCCTCAAGTTAGCGGTAATGGCGACTGTGTTATTTGTGGTGCATCCTGTCAGTTGTCAGGCGGTCGCCTGGATTTCGGGGATTGGATACCTAACCTGCTTGCTTGGGGCCAGCGCTTCTTATTTAACGGTTTTAAATGTTGAGAACCTTTACTTGCAATTACCGTTAGTTTTGGCGTTTTCCGTTCTTTCTCAGTCTGGACTGTTTTGCGGCTCATTGAACTGGATAATTCTGCTTTATCTCGGGCATTATCCCGCCGCGATTGTTTCGTTTATTTGTTTCCTTGTTTTTGGCATAAAGTTAGGCAAGAAAATCGTGAACCTTAGAGTGTCCGAATTCAAGAAACAGAACATGGAAAAATCAACAGTTGTTCATTGGCGCAAACTTGTGGTAATGGCGAAGACTCTTTGGTATTATGTTCGGTTAGTTGTGTTCCCCAAAAGGCTCGGATTATTCCATAAGTGGGGATACCACTATGATGACGCGATTGAGAAAGTTGACTTTTGCGCTTTGGCTGGGTTTGTTGTCGGTTGTGTGTTATTGAGTGGGTTGTTCCTTGGTGTCCCAGTCATAAGTTTTGCGATCCTTTGGTGTTTGGTTTATTACGCGACCTTTTCAAATTTTATTACCGCCATGCAGTTTGTTGCTGATAGATATGCTTTCCTCCCCTCTCTCGGGTACAGCCTGATCTTAGCTCACTTTTTACAAGATTATCCTGCTTTGTGGGCGTTCTTGGTCGGGCTGTACCTTTGCCGAACGTGGGTGCATATTCCGACGTTTGATAATGAGATCAGTTTTTACCGTTCTAATATATGGAACTTTCCTGACTCCGAGGTTGCGTGGGGGAACATGGGGGTTACGTATATGCACCGGGGCATGGCGGGAACGGCTGTGGACTGTTGGAACAAGGCGATACATCTAAACAAACATTATGACGTTCCGCATTACAACCTGTATTCTATTATGAAAAGCAACGGTCAGTTCGAGATAGCCGTTAATCATCTAAGGGAGTGTCTTAACGCAAAAACAGTGCATTTCAAGGAAGCTTGGGAAAAAGAAATGAAACAAATCAACACGGTCATGGAGTTGAGAAAACCCCTTGATCATTTTACAAAACAAATAAGAGTCGGTATGGGGGTATTTAAGTGAGTGTTTTAAAAACGTATGAGGTCGCGGTTGGTTATATTCAAAACGGCAAGTTTGGCATGGCGTTGCCATTGTTACAGGATTGCGTCGGGCAGGACCCGAGATTTGGTGAGGCGTGGCTTGAATTGCACAACATCGCTGCACAGGCGGGGAATTTCCCCGAGGCTTTGGCGTGCTTGGAGAAATGGTGTAACTGTCCCGTGACGCCGAATTCATTAGACGCCGTTCCCAGAGTTCGCGCTCAAATGGAAGATTACCGAAACAAGATAAACCCAAAAGAAAAGAAGTGATTGAGGTTTCATGCATCATCCCGGCGAAGGACAGAAACGATCCGAAGTTAAAAGATCTGATCGACTCGATCAAAGACCAGACGTATCCCCAGAACAAGATAGAGATTCTGGTGATAACGGAGGGAGACTCGGAGGAAGCGAAGGCAATCGGTATCAGACGTGCGCTAGGGTCGGTTGTCCTAATGTTGTGCGCGGACAATTTTTTGGACAGGTCTTATGTCTCACGCGCAATGGAATTGTTCGCGTCAAACCCGAAGATTACTGGTGTATATAGTAAACATTATGCATACTTACGCAGTGATATATCTCTTAATCGCTACTTTGCTCTCGTGGGTAATAACGATCCTATATGTGGTGCCCTTGGGAAACAAGACAGGCTCAGCTATGTGGATTATGATGAGTCTTTTAACTACGACATTGTTGATTTTCCTGACAGTGTTCCGAGTTTAGGATGCAACGGCTTTTTTTATCGACGCGACCATATTATTCAAAGCGACCTGGATCATTACTATCCTATGGACAACGCCGAGGATCTGCGTCGTCTGGGTATGCACAAATACGCAAGAATATCAATCCCCGTGTGGCATCGAACAAGCGACACCCTGATAAGTTTTCTTTGGAAGAGGTATAAGTATGCAAGAGACCTTTATTGTGACAGAAGCGATAGACGGTGGGACATACTTGAGGATAACGGGGGCAGACAACGGTTATTATTATTCGTATTCGGTACCATTACAATTGCCCCGTGTTTATTTTTCTCAATTAGAGGATTTAGAAGAGTCCGAGATTTTGCCTGGTTTTGGCACTGGCCGGTCTCGGTTGGGTTTCTTCTAACTTATGGAGCGTTAACATTAAGAAACATCCTGAAGTTTCAATTATTATTCCGACGTACGGACGCCCGAAAAGCCTCAAGCGTTGTTTAGACAGCATAAAGGATCAAACCTTTAAAGACTATGAAATTATCAAAGTCACAGAAAAGGGACCGCTGGCTCGAATCCGAAATATGGGGGCGTCCAGAGCAAATGGATGGATCATGGTTTTTATTGACGACGACACCTTCTGCGATCCTAGATGGCTCGAGTCAATTGTCTGGACTTTCAGATCTAAACCACACGTTGGAGGTGTATCAGGTCCTGCAATCACGCTCCCAGAGTATCGAGCTAAACGGGACATTTTCCGTTATTCGCGGCTCAAAAGAATATATGATTTCCTTTTTCTTGAAGGACAGCAACATATTCCTGGCCATATTACAAAAGCGGGCACTTGGACTACTGGAGCGTGTGATGAGGATTGTGACTATGATGGTCCCGTGGAATACCTCGAAGCTTGCAATATGGCGTTCAGATCGTCAATCTTTAAAAAACTAGGAGGTTTTGATGAAACGTATAAAGGCGTTGGGGACTGGTCGGAACCAGACCTTGCATTTAGAGTTCGCGAAACTGGATCGGGGTTATGGTTTAACAGAAATGCTTCGTTATATCACGAGCCCTCTACCTCAGGAGCCTTCAAAAAAAGAAAAGCCGATGCCTGGAACAGATACAAAAACTACTTAATATTCTCAAAACGCTGGGTGAAGCCTCATTGGAGACACACCCTATTTAAAATGTTTATGTGGACTTACTATGCGATTGCGACCATTAAATAACGTAATGTTAATCACGGCTGAATATAAACAGACCGTTAAGACTGACTTGATTGCCCTACCCGAGAAAAACTCTGAAACGAAACGTTCTCCGTTTGCAACTGTCTTGGCCGTAGGGCCTCAAGTCAGTCAGTTCAAACCAGGGGACAGAATCATTTGGGAGACAGACAGGGACCAGAAAGAAGTTCCGATCATTCAGGACAACGCGAAGGTCCGACTAATTTATGATAACTACGTAGTGGCTACGGTAGAAGATGATTAAAACCGCCGCAGCGTTCATTCAAAACGCGATTACGCCCTTGGCAGATAAGACCTACGAAATGATCCAATATCTCGAAAAACACGGGGTCGAGGTAGACAGGAATAGTATTCGTAGTGCTTATTACACCGTTGTCACAAGCTTGCTGACAATGATGGTTGTCAAGGGTGTAATTGCTATAATTATCACGGTACTTATATGTCTGACAGCTTTACAGGTGCTTTAGATGAAGTCACAATCGTCATCCCATCAAAAGACGAGGACCCGAAACACATCGAAGAAATCCTCGCGCTCCCGTGCGAAGTCATCGTCGTCAAGGATAAAAGATACGGTGAGGCCATCAAAGAAGGAATGCAGAGAGCAAGCAATCAAATTATACTCACTTGTGATGCAGATGGACAACATACCGCCGGCGAGATTGTTAAATTGTGTCGGGCGTACAGACTCTTCGGCTGTGACCTACTTGTTGGAGAGCGAAGGACAAAAAGAACCGCGATTCGATTTCTTGCGAGTTTGGGATTCAATCTTCTCGCTAGCGCTTTTGCTGGTCGGTGGGTTGTGGATCTTAATTCTGGCTTACGGATTTTTCGACGTTCCGTTGCAATGGGGTACGAACCCATTTTATGCGATGACTTTTCTTTTACAACAAGCTTGGCCATGTCTTTCCTGGCAGATGGGTATTCTGTAGAATGGTTCCCGATAAAAGTCGATCAGAGAAAGAGTGGGAAAAGCCATATTCGCCCCCTGAAGGACTCTCTAACTACGATACATTATATTGTACGCGTGGGGTTGGCGCTACGGACACGTCGAATTCGGCAGATTTGGAGAAACATGAAATCTCGGTGGTTATCCCGAACCACGAAGAACCGGGGGGTCTGACCATCCACGCCAGGGTTCACAATCAGTTGGCTAGGGACACTCGTGTTGGGGACTTTGAGGTGATCACGGCTTTCGACATCAGGGGCGAAGGTTATGGTTTCACTCTCAAGCGCGGGATTAGTTTATGTAAACATGATTGGGTTTTCATTATTGACTCTGACGGTTCCTATAACCCATCTGATCTCCCGCGTCTTATCGACGAACTTCCATACTGTGATATGGTAGTAGCTGAGAGACGCGGGGCGGTCACGGCGAGCGGGCCCGTCCGAAGTTTCGGAAGGTTTTTAATCAAGAAATATGCACAGCTCAGGACGGGGTTTCCCATCCGTGATATCAATTCTGGATTCCGAGCCTTTAAACGTTCGCTGTTTGAAAGATACAAAAGGTTCTTGTCTGACAAGTTTTCGTTTACGACATCTATTACTTTGCTTGGGTTTTTTGAGGGCGTTCGCATTCTGTATACGCCCGTTTTTTACAAATCCCGTGAGGGGTCATCTCATCTAAAACCATTGGAATTTTTTAACTTCATCTTAACAATTGAGAGAATTATATGGACGAGATCCAGACTCAAGACAGGGTAAGCGAGTTTTACAAGAAGCGCCACACTGGCGTGGGATTTCTTTGGCACGCCAGAGTAACCTGCGATATGTTGGCGGGCTGTAAGTTCAGGGATGGCAGAACGTCTGATAAAATATTAGATGTGGGTTGTGGCACAGGATTTTTGTCCCAATTGTTTCCAAACTTTGACATAACCGGGGTTGACATTTCTGACGGAATGTTGGCTAAAAACCCGTATAAATGGGTGAAAGGAAGTGTTTATGAACTGCCGTTTGACAGTAATAGCTTTGATTGGGTTGTTAGTCGCGGGATGTTACACCACCTCGAAGACCCCCGCAAAGGGATGCGCGAAATGTCCCGTGTTCTCCGTCCAGGAGGAAGGTTTGTCTGTTATGAGACAAACTGGTCATTTCTCAACTCAATCCCGAGATACCTGGCTACGTTCACTGGCCGATTTAGCAGACAACACAAAAACTTCAAAATAAAAAAGCTTGAGGGGATTGTGTCTAAACACCTTCAAATATACGATAAAAGATTTTATGGTTATTTAAGCGTCCCGCTTCTTGGTTTCCCAGACATATTGGATCTAAAAATCCCGATTGGTCTTGGGGAATTTATCATGCGCTTGGATAGTCTTATCAGCAAATCTCCGTTGAGGGGTTTGGCATTTAACTCAATGATTAAGGCGGTAAAGACGGTATGAGTTCATTACATGGAGATAGAGAGATAACCCGCACCGGCGACGGCGTTTTAACCATCGGAAAAGAGATTGGTTTTGACACGTCCAAGATGACGGACTACGGTTTTAAAAAGGGCCCAAAGGACTTAAAAGTGATGCTGATAAATCCCCCCGTCAGCTTCGATACTTTTTACGGAGAGTGGGACATGAGCGACGTAAAGTCCTCCTCTCCGCCTTTGGGTATTTTGAGTTTAGCTGGGATGATTAGGGAGTATGGATATGAGGTGGATGTGGTTGATGCCCATGCCGACTCGTTAACTTTAGAAGATGTTAGGGACAGGATCTTGGAGAGTCAACCCGACGTGGTTGGGTTAACCGCGATGACCGTTATGATCTCTGCGGCCGCAGCCATTCTAAAAATAGCTAAAGAAGAAGGTAAAATCACAATCTTGGGAGGTGTTCATGTCACAGCGGAACCAATCAGAACTCTACAACGCTACCCTTTTATTGACTTCGCTGTTATCGGAGAGGGAGAAGTCGTGTTTACTGAATTTCTTGAAAAACTTGGTGACGGACAAGGCAAAGAGACAGAGATTCTGTCACTGGCTCATAGAAAAGGAGGGGAGATAGTTGTTAATTCTCGCCGAAATTTCTTCAAGGATTTGGATGAGTTTCCTCCTCCCGCTTTCGATCTCGTACCTAATCTGTTTAATCATTACCGCCTCTCTGTGTTTAAGAGTAAAAAATTTAAATCCGTCGGTCTCGTTACATCACGCGGTTGTACAGGAAAGTGTACGTTTTGCGATCTTGGTGTTGTTGGGCGTGGCTACAGGTCACACAGCGCAGACTATCTTATTCGACTAATGAAAGATTTGTACAACAATTACGGAGTGACGGATTTCCTGTTTTATGATGATCTTTTCGTCGGTAGCCGACCGCGTTTAAAAGAGGTTTGTGACATCATTATCAAGGAGAACCTTCCGTTCACTTGGAACTGTTGTGCCCGTGTAGACTTCATGCACACTGACATGTTAGATCTAATGAAAAAGGCGGGATGTTGGTTAATTGAGTACGGCATTGAATCGGGGAACCAGAGAATCATGGACAGTATGCGAAAAAATATAAGCAAGGAGAAAATCCGTGAAGTTATTGAGGCTACTGACAAGGCGGGGATTGTAACTAAAGGAAACTTCATATTTGCTAATCTTGGCGAAACGCATGACAGTATTATGGACTCCATTGAGTTTGCTAGGTCTATGCCGTTGACCTATTTTCAGCACACGTTCTTATCCCCGCTTCCGGGCTCTGAGATCTATGAAACCGCGTCTAAATACGGAACATTCGATCCCGAGTGGGATTCCATGAACACTTTTCAGATAAACTTCGTCCCACATGGTTTCACTAAGGCTGACCTAGTTAGATATTCGAGGATTGCGTGGTGGCGTTTTTACATGCGCCCCAAAGTGTGGTTGCGCGAACTAAAAAAACTTGGCGGCAAAGACGATTACAAGAGGTTGTGGCTTGCGATCAAGGCGTTTTTCAAAAGCACCCTTTTCAGGAAGAAACTCCCCGAATTTGTTATCCGTGAGAAAGAATTGGCACAACATTGAGTGAACGTATATTATTTGTCAACCCTCCGTCACCTGATGGCCAAATATACATCAGGGACACGAATAGGTCAGGGCGACTCAGCCGTGAGCGCACGATTTGGCCTCAAACAAGTCTGGCTATGTTAGCTGCCGTTTTCCCTGATGATGATGTGAAGATAATTGATTGTATCGCGGAGGAAATAACCTACAAACAGTTATTTAAAATGATGGAAGATTTCCGCCCGACGTGGGTGGTGTTTAACCCGATCAGTTCCACTATTTATCACGATATGATAGTCGCTCATTACGGTAAGGCGCTTGGCGCTAAAACAGCTTGTATAAGTCCCCACACTAAAGTATTCAAAGAGGAGAGCCATGACAGATTCCCGGCGCTTGATCACAGTGTTGAATATACTAAAGGAGGTACGGAACCAGAATTTAGACTTAGAAGCATCATCAAAGGAATTCCTGAAGATGGGACACGATTCGAGGACATCCCGCCTGCTCGCCAGGATCTATTACCGATACACAAATACAGTCTCCCATTTATTGGAAAATCTTATACATTCGTTATCATCTCTCGAGGCTGTGCGTGGGCATGTATCTACTGTCGAGCCACCGTCCAAAACGAACGAATGCCACGATTTAGACCTGTTGATACGGTCATTAGAGAGATTAAGCAGTACGGACTTAGAAACATAGCCTTTCATTCGGACACCGCCACGATGAACAGAAAGTGGATGATGGAATTTTGCAAAAAGGTTCCCAAGGGGACTCGTTGGATCTGCAACAGTAGGGTTGACACGGTGGACCCTGAGATGCTTCGCGCCATGAAAAAGGCGGGATGTTGGATGATTGTTTATGGTTGTGAGTCTGGGAATAACGAAGTATTAAAACTAAACAAGAAGGAGACAACAGTTGAAAGAGCCGAATACGCAGTCAGAATCGCAAGAGAGTCAGGACTTAGAGTCTGGGGATATTTCATGCTCGGTATGCTTGGAGATTCAGAACGATCAATGGGTGAGACAATCGAATTTGCGAAAAGCGGGGGCTTCGACATTGTTAACTTCGCTATTGCCGCTCCTTATCCAGGGACCGAGTTCCACGCAATTGTTAAAGAAAATGGATGGCTTATGGACGAAAGGTGGGAGTCTTTCGATCAGAATTACTCCGCGCAAGTCCAGACACGAACCTTCGATAGAGGAACTGTCAGGTTAATGCAGAGAAAGGCTTATAGGCAGTGGTATTTGTCTTGGCGTGGGTTTAGGTTCTTGTTGTGGGGGTTTAGGCCCGAGCATCTAATGTTTTTTATTAAGACAGCCATTAATCATTTGAGGATTTAGTATGCCAGCACGCTCTAAAGAAATGAATAGGATTCATGGGGCAACCTACAGGAAAAAACATAGGGCGAGGTTGCTTGAGAAGGATCGCCAACGGTCACGCGAATCGAGAAAAAAGATTATAGAACTTCTCGGGGGTGAATGCGTGGGTTGTGGATTTTCAGACCCTCGGGCGTTACAAATTGACCACGTTAATGGGGACGGTTATAAAGAGAGGCGGCGGACCCCAGGAAAAACGACGCCAGGATCTAAAACATATCTTAAGAGGGTTATTAAATCTCTGGAAAGCGGCGAAAACAGATTTCAATTACTTTGTGCAAACTGCAACTGGATTAAAAGATACGAAAACAATGAACACGGTAAAAGATGAGGAGTTGGACCCTTTATGCAGAACAGGCGAAAAAAATCGCGGCAAAAGCCCCTTGGATCTATAAAACAGCCGCCCAGCTCTACGCGAGGACTGACGGGGGCTTCCCTCGCCACCTTTTTATCGAAACTACGGCGAAATGCAACTTATCTTGTGTCTACTGCCCCCGCGAGAAAAACGACGACCATATGGACTTTAGACTTTTCAAGGCTATCGTCGATGAGGCAACACATTACGGCCCAAGATCTTTTTCTCTGCATCTCTTCGGTGAGCCATTGTTATACCCCCAAATTATTGAAGCTATTAGGTATATCAAAAGCAAAAACAAGAAACACGTCATCCTCCTCACGACCAACGGATGTCTCCTCAACCACTACGTCGGGGACCTCGTCAAATACGGAGTTGATGAAATTATCTGGTCGTGGCGCAAGGAAGCGAAGTTCAAAGAGTCAACGCTGGACGCACTACGTTCAAGCACCCGCTTCGGTAATACTGTGTTCAGGGTCAGAATCCTCAAAGAAGAAACGCCCCAAGAAGAAATCGAAAGGTGGAAAACGTGGCCCAAAGTCGAAATAAGAAATCTTCATTCGTATGGATCGGCCATTGACATATCTAAGTGGGGCGTTGAGAACCCCAAGGAGCGCCGTTGGCCTTGTTATCACCCGTTCTACGCGCCAGCGGTTGCTTGGAATGGTGAAATATTAATCTGTTGTGCTGACCCTCACAGGGAAAGCAAGTTGGGAACTTTCCCAGAAACAAGTATTGCCAAAGCATGGTCTGGTGATAAGATAGAGCAAATACGAAAGGAGCATAAAGATGGCGAATACAACAGCATCTGTAAAGGGTGTACGGTCTGGAAGTCCTACCCAAACACGTTCTTCGGTTCTGAACATTTCTGCAAAACGGCTAACTAAATTCCACCGGAGCTACAAGCGTGGAAGTGGCTGTTGGGAATGGCAAGCGGCGAAAAGTGACAACGGTCATGGCGGCCATTACGGGGTCTTTAACCTTGAGGGCCATCAATGTTATGCCCACCGCATTATGTGGGCGATCTATAACAACGCGTCCCCGAAGGGGTTAGAGGTCTGTCATACGTGCGACAACCCGCCGTGTGTCAACCCGAAGCACCTATTCACGGGTACGCATAAGGAGAACTTCCAAGACGCTAAGCGCAAGGGAAGAATGGCATCTGGCAAACGACACGGCACGAAGACAAAGCCTGGAAGCTTTAAGCGGGTTAAGGGAAAATTTGCAAAGAAATGAGTAACTGGACAGCCTATTGGAACGACGTAAGTAAGGCGCCGATTGAACGACTTGTTCAGTGGTGGAAGGAAAGGTTTGGATATTCAAGATTTACCAGATACGTTCCTCATAAATCAAAGGTTTTAGAAGTCGGTTCCGGCAAGGGGGTCGTCTCCCGACTCTTACGTAATTGCGATGTCGTCACAAGCGACATTGACCCTGAATGCGGGGCTGACTTTACTTTTGACACAAAGAAGATCCCGTTCTCAAACAAGTCTTTTGATGTTGTGATGTCAACGGGTCTTTTGGAGCATTTCGAGGATTGGGAATGTGTTGGGATTATTAGGGAACAGTTACGTGTTGGTAAGACGGTGATATTTAATGTTCCTGAGAGGTCGCGGTGGTGGCCTTTGTTGTGGGGTGTTAGACGATTGTTTGGAGCTAAGCTAGATTTACATTTTAATTTAAAAAACGCATCAGAAATGCGTCAGTTTCTTCGAGATAGCGGAATCAAGGGAATTGTTAGCCGAGAGGTGTTTGGGGTTTTTCCCTATCTTGTCGTAAAATGCAATGGTTTGTCTTAATATTATTTTGGGCTGTTTTTTGGCGTCGCTTTCTGTGGGACCCATTTTCTTTCGCGACCTCGGATCATCTTTCAACCTATTTCGCGCATTGGCGGTGGCTCGGTGGACGCCTTAGAAATTTACAGGGAATATCAAAGGATGTTCATTTTGGAGAACCGCTCGGAATCCCTTTCACCTGTTCCTGGCATTTGCCCCACCTGTTTTCCGCGTGGCTTGGATCTTTCTTTGGGATTAACGGGGCGTTTTATATATACACCCTCTGGCTGCTCCTACACTTTGCACTTACCTCCATCTTTGGTTACCTCCTGTTTGGAAATGTTCTCCTAGCGATAGCAATCGCGTATTGCCAGAGAGCCATTCACCTCAACCAGTCTATCGTCTACTCCTGGACTTGGTCGATATTTTCATTACTTATGTTAGAATATAATCACCCGATCCTCGCGGGCATCGGGGTTTACCTCGCTATCTCTGGCGGGTACTGGCCGGTGGTGATGTTTTTGGCTCCGTTCACTCTCCGCTTTACGGAGTCCCTTTTCCTCCTTTTCATCACCGCCGGTCTCTTATCGCTCCCACAACTAATTGCGACTTTTAGATACATGAAACGCTCCATCCGCCGTAAACAATCGTATAAGTCTAAGGCTCAGGGGTCCATCCCTCCTTGGCACCTGATTTCCTTTATCTGGCCATTAAGATTCAATCTGAACGGGCTTTTGTACCCAGAGCTTTCCTATAGGGTTGGGATTATACCGTTATTTGCTTGTTTTTTGGCCCAAAATGCCCTTCTAAGCCATTATTTTTGGTTGGGGGTACTTGGGGTATACCTAAGCATGGGATCGTACGTTAGGGCGCCGATTCCTCTACGCATCCCAAATAGAGCCATGTACATGACCACCATAGCGCTTTGTTTCTTGGCTAATCCTGTTATATCGGAGTTAAATGGTCCGATTTACGTTATGTTGTGTGTTATCCACATGTTAGATGTATTAAAAAACCATGATTTGTTTCCTTTTTATCCGTTTATGGAGAAGCCCGGGGCTCCGTCGGATCAGTTTAATCCTCCCGTTGTCCAGGCGCTTAAAGGCATAAAAGTCGGGCGCGTATCCGGGCTTCCGCACCCGGTAATGACTGGACACATTACGGGTGTTCGGGGGCTTGGATACTGCGGGGGGTGCATGTTGAAAGAGGAGGCTGACAAGAGGGGGATAACGAATGAGAACGGTGAGTCCGCGCATGATTGGTTTAAAAACAAGGAAGACGGTGACGAATTAGATGATTTTGGGATCACGCACGCTTACAAACCGTCTGGCAAGCTTAAGGAGGGGAAATGGAAACTGATAGCGCAGGATCTTTATCAGAACCAGAACTTGCTTACCTGATGTTGATGAACACGCTCGGGCTTTCAATCATCACGGAGGCTATGCGTTCCGCTTCTCGTTTATTCATATCAACTAAAAACGTAGGAGAGAAAAAAATAGCCGAATACAGGGAATCTCTTGTTTATATACAGGGAACAGGTCTTGAACTAACAATGCAGGATTACGGGGTACAATTAGATGCCGAGGAACTCAGAAACAGTTTCTTTACCACATTCGATCAACGCCAATACATTGCCACTTCCTAGAGTTTCCGCGATAGTCTGCCACCACAAGGGCGAGAAGCTTTTAATGAACACCCTTGAAAGCCTTCTTAATCAGCAAGGTGTGAAGATGGAAATTATCGTGGTCTCATCAATTCACGGTTTCCAAACAGGCCATCCACGATCCAAGGTAAGGTTTTTATACGACCAAGGTACGCCAGCAGAAAAACGAAATCTGGGTGTTCGGGAGGCCTTATACAATAACATTGCCTTTTTTGATGACGACATAAAAGCGCAATTCTCAGCCGTAGCGGAGATGACAACAGTTCTATCTCAACCTGGCGTGGGTATGTGTTTCGGAAAACTTCTGAACATGGAACATCAGGATCGCTTTGATGAGGCGGGTGGTTATTTGACATGGACGGGTTTCATTTGGGCTCGTTCGCACGGAGCGGTGAAAGACACGGGCCAGTTTGACAAAACAGAACCCATATTTGCGGGTAAGTCAGCAGCCTGCATGATCAGGAAAGACACTTTCTGGAAAATCGGTGGGTTCGACGAGTCCTTTGGAATTCTTGGGGAGGAGAGCGATCTGGCATGGCGTGTTTGGCTTAGTGGCGAGAAAGTGTACTACACCCCGAAATCTGTAACCTATCACGCCTTCAACACGCGTTTCAAGCCCCGAAATTACTATACTCATTCCAGGGTCTATTTTAATGGGTGCCGCAATTACCTTACCATGCTCATCAAGAATCTTGAGATGTGGAACCTGATACGCATCCTCCCGATTCACGTGTTTGCGTGGTTTCTTTCCGGGCTTGGGTTTCTTTTCGCCGGTAAGTTTAGGGCGTCTTTTCATGTTTTTCGTGGTCTTCTTTATCCTCTAATATCATTTCGACGCACCATAAGATCACGGCTATCAGTCCAAAAAACGAGAGTATTAACAGACTCCGCTCTATTTCCATACATCTACCGATCCGTTAGTCTAAAGTATTACGTTGAACGTTTCTTAAGATACATCAAGGTCGGATTACACGGATAGCTGATAACGCGGTAACTCGCAACCACAAATCCAGACCATAATAATGTTTTTTAATAAATCTCATTCTTGATTCTGCGTATATTTTGCGATGATTCTTTAGTGTTTTTTTGAGAGTAGTGTTCCCCGAATGGATTGCCTTAGCTCTCTTAGCGACCGCTCGTCTTGCGGGCGCCCTGACGCAAAAGTCAACGTCTTCATAACCCATGACAAATCCTTCATCAAGCCCGCCAACTGAGTCCCACAATCTTTTCTGAATAACGAAACAGATGTTGGGGATGATGGGGGTGCTTTCTCCTTGCCATCGTCTGCGCCCAATTCCGTATCCAGGCCAGACGAGATCCATTCCGCAATTATCAATCGAACCATCTTCTCGGTAGATTGTGGGTTGCACTTGATCATAACCCCATTCAATGTATCGAACAAGTTCCTTGACAGCCCCTGGAAGCAAGATAACGTCGTTGGAGATAAAGAGTGCAAGTTCTCCCCCACAGCTTGCAATCGCCCTGTTACCACCGCCAACAACTCCAACGTTTTGTTCATGGTTAACAATCTTCCAATCATGGCGCGGTCTTGGCGACTCAGCGCTGCCGTTGTCACAGATGATTTTTTCGTGTTCGCACGGGATTTCTTGGTCGTCGACGGCATCACAGCACCTCTCTAAGAGCTTGTTATTGTTGTAGTTAAGGACTACGATGCTTAGTTTCATTTTAGATGCGGTCTGGAAACAAACGCCTCAACATCTTCCGGGGTTCCAAGCCCGTACATCCTTTTAACGTGGAAAGGTAAAATCTTCAGGCCCCCGCTTATCAACTCATTATAAACAGGACACACGTAAAACTCGCCCTTAAATCTTTTGTCTTGCGCGATCATTTGCCTTGCTCCGAAACAAAAGAATCGGCCCTGCTTAAAGTAATACAGTCCGCAAGTCGCGAAGTCACTGATCGGGCGTTTCTCAGCGACCTCTGTGATGAGTGCGTTCTCAATCTTTGCGTAACTCCATTTCGGATGACAGGACTCAAACCCCAAGACACCCCCGTCAGCTTCCGCGAGATTAATTGAATCAAAAAACAGATCCCTGTCCCACTCTATATATTGGTCTGAATTAGCAATAATCAATGGTTCGCTGTTATCTATTAAATGCTCGGCCAACATCACCGTACACGCAGCGCCCTCGGTTTTTTCGTCAACATAAATAATCTCAAAATTATCCACAAACTTTGAAACAATGTCTGCCCACGGATAATCCCAATCTCGGCGAACGAGAAAAATGTATTTTCCTTCTACACCGACAGATTCAACAGCCCATTGTAAAAGCATCTTTCCGCTCGCTTCAATCAGTGGTTTGGGGTGTGACGAATAACCCGCCTCCCTAAATCTTGATCCGTCTCCTGCTGCCGGAATGACTATGTTCATTTTGCACCCAGATTAAGATTCGCATTAACCTCATAAGGCCTTTGCGGAACTTTTTCTTCGTGGATTTTCATTATCTCATCCCCGTTAAAAAACATTTCCGCCATCGTATAATTTGTTCCGAAATTTTCATTGTAAAGCTTGGCGTTGTAATACGACTTCGGGATGGTTGCAAAAAACGAAATCGAAAGTACCGCGATTGACGCATAAATCACCCCAAAGAGCACCCCCTTGGCTAACTCCTCTACGTCTATTTTCATAAATACTCCTCCATTAGTTTTTTGAAGTCGCGGAAGTTGTTTAGTACCAACACTTTAGCACCGCTTGCCTCCGCTGCCGCGATGCCGTTAGGGTTGTCTTCAACAATCACTGTTTCTTTCGGTTTCACTTTCAGTTCGTGCATCGCGATTATGTAACCGTCTGGATTGGGTTTGCATCGAGTCATATCTTCGTTGCTGATTACTACGGAAAAATATTCTAATATATTAGAGCGCAAAAGCATTAGATGCGCGGAATCCCTAACGCAATTCGTGACGCAACCGATCTTGTATTTATCAACCAATCGTCTAATGACCGCTCGCCTAGAATTTACTCGGCACTTTCTTCTAATAACGTCAAACGTGTATTCCTGTTTCAGGTCATGCACAAGACCTTTGACACCGGCATCAATTAACCCCTCGGCAACCAGAGCGTTAAGCTTGACACGCGTTGGCAGACCGTCATACTTCTTCTCGTGGTCTTCTCTGGGGATTGCGTAACCCGTGATTTCGCGCAACGCCATATTCAACGCCTCGTAATGCCAATCACAAGCGTTAACCAAAACACCGTCTAAATCGTAAATTATAGCTTTTATCATATAAAAACCCCCGCCCCACGCGTCCAGGAGAAAGGACAAAAACCTAAACGCGGTGCGGAACGGGACGGGGTTAGCATTTCCTGAACTTTTCTTCCAATACTAATCTTGCTCCGCGAACAAGATAAGTAAAATCTTCCCAACATTTCATGTCTCGTATTTTATGATACCAGAATTTAGGTGATTTGTAAGCATCATAAATCATCGGCACATATCGGTGGCCCTGACTTTTGGGGTCGGGCTTTGTTCTCGGGGGGCTGTAAACGCTTGCCTGTGCCGTTTTAGCGTAACCAAGCGTTAACATTTTCTTTATAAAATTCACCGTTCGCATTTCGTCTTCGTGCGATTCCCAAGGGTACCCGAACATACTCGTTAAGTGTGGTTCTAAACCCGCATCAGACATTGCTTTAAGGTTTTTTGTGACGTTCCCCTGGTGTTGGCCTTTCTTGATCTTGTCTAGGGTTAGTTGGTTAACCGATTCCACCCCAACAAGTATAAACCTGAACCCAGAACTTTTCATCATCTTGAAATCGACTTTTATCGGCTTTAAATTGCAGCCGATCTTGATTTTTTTGTGCCTTCCCTTTTCGCGCATCTTTTTACAAAATTCTTCAAGCCAGTCACCGATTGGGAATGTGCCTGAATCATCGAACACCTCCCTGTAACCATTGGCTATTAGATCGTCTATTTCCTCTATCACGTGATCAACCGATCTCGTTTGGACCGGCTCGCCCTCCTCGATCTTTTTTGTGTCAACGCAGAACGTACACTTCCCCCACCAACAAAGATTAGCCGCCATCATGTGCGTTGCGGGATGGAATTTGTAGTTGCCATACGATTGCCATCGCTTGTTCTTAGCATCTGTGAACTCTCTGTCGGGATAAGGTAACTCAATGAACGGAACCTTGACGTCACTATCGTCCACCACCACCTCATCACACAAGAGCATTTCCTTTCCCGGGTCCCACTCAACCTCATGCCCTTGGTCCCTTAGATAAGTGGCGTACATGGCTAAGTGTGCGGGATACACCCACACAGGTTTCTCGAATTGGCGCTGCTGGTTGTAGGGATTTAGCGGAAAAATATATTTCACGAACCAAACCTCACTTGGGCAATTCTTTGCGGTCAACCTTAAAGATATAGTAACAGTCTGGGGCAAGACACATAACACGGTAATCCCCCAGGACCTCCCAACCATAACTGGTCATTAATTTCGCACAGATTGGGTTCGGACATCTTTCGGGAATTATGACGGATGGGTCAAGCCTTTTCGGTTTCTTTGCGTTCATCCTTTTCTCCAAGATACACTATTTTATGCACCATCTTGCTTGGGATGGCCGATTGGTGCCTTTTGAAATCTTTGGCCTTATCCCCTTCTTCGTACTCTCCGTATATTCTTATGTATTTCTTTGTTTTTTTATCCAAGAACCCTACCGTGACCAACAATGGAGGCGTTAACTCATCACCTTGACTTTCGCAGTCATGTACGGCGTCCCACCAGTACACGATAATGGGTTTATGCGTTGGTCGGGAGCGCAACTTTTTCTTCCTTTGTTTTTTTGATCGTCTCTCGCATATTATGCCCGCATTTCCGACAAACCAACCGTCGATACTTCACGGCGTTCCTCCCATGCCCTCGCCATCTCGTCCCGTTATTTTCTACTCTCTTAGATTCGCAAACGGTGCATATCCTCTGATTTCTTATGGCGGCCAATGATGGATGGTTTCTCATGTGAGGACTTATTTTTAAGTATAACTCCTCGAGCAGCCGAACATCCTGTCTGTTATAACGGATCATCGTTCTAAAAGCTTTTTTGCATCCCCCCATACATTTGACCCATAACTCAAACCCTTCGTGAGAAACTTTATGCCCTATTTTTAACTGCGTGCAAATCGCGTTCAGGCGATTAGATAAAAACCCGAACTCTCTACGCAATGCTTTTACCGTGTCAATGGATTGTTTTGGTGTTCTTGGAGGGAACCCGTTTCTTAAAAAAAACGAGTTAAGGACCTTTAAATCAAATTTATCGCCGTTATGTGCCAAAACGAGGTCCGCCTCCTCAAGCAATTCATAAATTGATTTACACACAAGACTATCATCCGTCTTGTCTTTCTTAAATCTCGGGTAATTTATAATAGCATCAGATAATATCTTTTTCCTGCCAACCCACTTCGCTGACCAACACAACAAGTAGGGGTGCGATATTATCTGATTATGACCGATGTTCTGGTCGTAAACCCCCCAAGCGTAAACTTTCGCCGGGGCGGTTTCGATGTCCAATGCTAAAATCTTGGTTTTAATAAAGCCACTCAGGTCCCCCCTGATTAGCTTACTAATCTAACTTCGATACTTCTTTTTTCAACCACACCTCAATCTTTTCGAGATCGGGCTTTTCTGTGCTTCTCGCCAGAAGCCGTAATTGTTCGTAACGCTCTTTGCCTAGACGCTTTAGGAACACGTCTCTGTGCAGAGGCGGATCTTCGCCAAGCCGAATGTGGCACCGATAACACATCGCTGCACAATTGTTCAAGTTCCATCTCGTATTCTTGTACCGTCTTCCCATGAAATGAGAGCAGTGCAAGCCGTTGGTCGGTGGGTGATACTGTGTTTGGCAAAGTTCGCATCTCCATTTAGCTCGGGATCTTACCACAAGCGAAAACATTTTGTCAAGCCTATTTATTTTAATTTTCTTCTTCAATTACTTTTTTTAAATTTGGCCATTTTTTTAATTTTTCCCAAAACATACTGGGGGTTTTCTTTTTTCCTGGGATCAGCAATAAGCGTGCCAGTAGAAAGTAACCCTTTTAGTAACTGTATGTCTTGAGAGTGCTTTGTTTATTCAACTAGTAGAGCAGTTATCCCAGTCGAGGCGGTCAATCATAACCCCCAGTAAAACCAGACCGTCAGCCCTCTCTATTTAGCACCGCTTTTTGTTGTTTGTGAAGCGATGAAAACACGCCGTATTGAATCATAGATTTTCAATTTTGTAAAGAATTAAGTTCGTTAACCCGTACAGGAAGTAGAGGGTAGCTAACCAGTGAGACCCCTTTAAAAAAGCGGTCACGGTAGCTCCGAACTGCAAAACGGCTACGGCTATTAAAAACCAGTTATTCATCCGCAATCACATCGCCACCATTTTCGACCGCTGCCGCACGGACACTCTTCATGGAAAAGTGGTACTATCGGGGCCACTGTGGCAGTAATAAAAAAATCTGTGGGGCTGGATTACAGGTACGGC